CTAAGGGCAGTTCGGGTAGATGGACATTGCGGTGCGTACGAACTCCACGGCCTGATCCAGTGGAGTATTCGTCTCAACACTGAGGGACTGCTGTACGAACTGCACAGTGTTGCCCTGAGTGAGTAGTGAGCATGATTGCCGTGCGTTGTGGGTCATCCCGTCCGCATCGGTGATAGTCCAGCCCAGCGCCCGCATCTTGCTCAAAAACTTCTGGTCGTAGACGGCGGGCTGCACCGCGGCGGGTTTCGGGCAGTAGTGCTCGAGTGCCGCGGTTACGATGATCCAGGCTTTGTCGTACGGGTAAGCAGTGCGCTTTTCGGCGATAGTCATAGCCAGGTCGACTATCTGCATGGACGGGTTGTCGCGGTGGGTGACGCAGGTGGCTTGCCCCATCTGGATTAGTGACCCGCGGTTTACGTCCGAGACGGGGATTCCTTGGCTGAATACGTCCGCTAGGTATGCGTCATCGACGGGTGATTTCGGATCTGCCGCAACAACCTTCGGGGGCTCAGTGACGACAGTGGTCGGCGGCGTAGCGGTAGGTTTTAGGCTTTGACCGAAGAAGACGTACGCACCACCCGCAACCAATCCCGCGACCGCTGCTGTAGCGGCGAAGATGACGCCGCTGATCAACCAGTTGCGTCGGCGGGGATCGTCGTACGGTTCAGGCTCTTCAAGCTCTTCCGTCTCGGACCAGGCGGTGGGCGCTGTCTCAACAACGCCAGTTTCGGCTAGTGCTGTCGGCGACACCATTGTCGGTTCCTGCTCTTCCATCGCACCCTCCCTTGACCTGCACATTCTACGGCTTGGGCAGAATCCTTTGCGCCAATCTGGGGGAATCGGAGGCGGTCCAACTCCTCGAAATGCTCACCGCTCCCATGGAACGCCATTCTGTTGGTACCACTGCTCGCGCCTCTCCTGTGACCACCATGGCGCGGGTGGGCCGAGGGGGTGGGTGAAGCCCCAGCGGAATGCCGGGTTGTCGAACGCGAACCACGGATACAGAAGCCTCAGAAGTCTCATTGCGATCTCCAGTCTTTCGGTACCGGCCGCCCTTCTGTCATGTCGCGAGCGCATGCGCGCATGCCGTATTCGATTGCTCCTGAGTAGAACTTCGAGTATCGGCCGGCGAAGGTTCGCAAGATCCAATTGGCCAGCCGTATGGCCCCACGCTCAACCGCGGTAGCGCCGCCAAGTTCGCTCATACCCCAATTGTCGCGCGTTTCAGGCGAAGTCGCGGTGTCTACCGCGTCCGGATTCTCAGTAGCCGGTTTACGGTCACCGGATCAGACTTTAGGGCGTCTTCACTTTCCAGGATCTGGTTGAGCTTCTGGTAGTACCTCACGGGGGAGAGCCCGAACCGGTCCTGGATGGCCTTCTCTTTGTCTCCGATCTGGCTCCACCAAATGTTCTCGAATGCAAGCACTTCCGCAGTATTCGGGCCGATCACGGTATCCACATCCATTCGTCACCGAGGACGTGTTCAAGTTCAGCGGTTTCCATCGGGTCGAGCGTGGACATTCGCGTTCGCAGCGTTGGGCCATCCACCCACAGTCCTTCGGCCAGCTCGTCGCAATCTTGCGTCCATCGCAAGCCGTCCACCAAATCGCCGAAGGTGATGAGTCGTCGCGCAGCGAGCTCGTCAACGATGCGTTCTTCGCGTGCGGCTGCCCTTGGGTCGGTGGGCAGCGGTCCGCGTTCCCAGTGGATCAGTTCGTGGGTCAGGGTGCATCGCCGATGGACCTGCTGCAATCGTTTGCACAGCCAAATCTTTTGGCGCGTGAAGCTGGTCAGCCCCCACACTTGTTCGGGTAGTTCCCGGCGACAATTGATGACCACATGGGGGTAGTGATCAGCGGCGTAGCGCCAGGGATGCCAACGTTGGCTCATGGTGGTGAAGCTAGCGTCACCCACTGACAAAAATGGCTCTGACCAGGAACTACATGGATGTAACTTCTCCACGGCAAGGGCCTGCCAAATCACATCAGAGAAACCTCAGATGTGCGTTATCGTTGAGTCATGACCGCCGCGATCAGCTACGAAAGCGTCTCGTCCATCGTGGAGACGGACGCTCATGCCGAGTTGCGCGTGTCTGGCAAGCCGAACGCGAAGTATGTGCAGGTCACCGAGTCGGATGGGACTATCCGGCTTATCCCGCTATCCCTGCTGCATGAGTCGGAGCGGGCGATCCTGGAAAACCCCGGTCTGTACAACCAGCTCCGAAGGGGTTTGACGGAGTTCGCCGAGGGGCAGAGCGTGTCTAGCGACTGGTTGTTCGCTGACGAGTGAGCGCCGAGGAAGTTCGGTTTAGTCCATCCGTTGACCGATGGTTACGGGACGCCCGGGAAACACCCCGCCTTCAAGAGAAGTTCAAGAAGGCTAAGAAGGCGATTCGTATGATGCGGGAGGTAGGTCCTGCATATCCTTCGTTCTGCACCCATCAAATGAATGATTTGAAGGGGCCTGGGGGTGTCACAATCTGGAACTCATACGTCGAGAACAACACGTCACAGGCCTGGCGAATGTATTGGACCCGGCAGGCGGATGGCAGCATTCAGATAGTCTCAATCGGGCCGCATGACCATAACCCCGGCGAGCAACCAGGCGCTTAACCATCACCCCGGCTTATCCTCGTCCGTCACCCTGCGTGCAGCTAGGCCGTATTCTCCGAACTCGTCGAAGTCGTATACCTCCTCGTCTTCGACGGCTTCCGTCGGTGCATCCGGTTGCGGGGTCGAATCAATGTGTACTGCATGGGTTGCCTCCTTTGTAATCGTGAATTGAGCGAGCTCTTCGCGTGTTGGCTCCGGGATTCGGAGTAGGTGGCGCCGCACGATCTCACTGACTTGGACGCTGTACTGCCGCATGCCGGCGACCGTGTCCAAGAGTGGCCCCAAGGCACGCTTCAACTGCTCATGCTCGGCGATGGCTGCGCGTACATGTTCAGCTCGACCGGGGTCATTTTTTACGAGGCGGAGCATCACATCGAGCAGGGTTTCGGCCGCATCAACCAGTGCCTGGGCGGCGCGGGTCTCATCCCGCTCGGGTGCCGTGTCGGCTGCTGGAATTAGCGACTTCACACTTCCCGCGAGAAGCAGCTCCTCTAACTCGTCGGCGGCGTCGTCTCGGCCCGCTTCACGTAGTTGACCTGGCGTGGCTCCGACCACTCGCGCCATGCGCGCCAGCGTGTCAGCCGGGGCGACGCTTTCGACGAAGGTGTTTTTGGATACCTGGTTGTACCCCTTTGCGATCTGCCGCCAGCGGCCCTCACTGATTCCAGCCATCGTTGCAGCCCTGCGTACTGACAGCTTCGGCCGTGCGGCCTGGCGAAGTTCTTCGAGCAGCTTCGCCTCTGGTGTCTGAGTGGGTATCTGCACAGGTCAACCTTGCTACGCGCAGAGGTGCGAAGTCCAGTTTTCGCACTTTCGATGTGTTTCGCAGTCACACGCTTGTGATTTTCGAACATCGCAGTTCAGGGCCAAAAATCAACCCGTCTGCGACAAGGGTCTTGCATTACGCACCTTGTCGCAGTACCTTGGTGCGTACCAGGTTCGCCTGGTTCAAGCCCAAGGAGGGTCAGTGAGCACAGAACTTGTCCGAGTGCCCGTTCCCGGCGCACCAGATCTCATGGCTGCCCAGTTCGACGACCACGAGTGGGCTGCGCTTAAGCCGATGTGCGATTCGCTGGGCATCGACATGCCCACCCAATTGCGGAAGCTGAACCGCAGGTCATGGGCAACCGTGGGTCAGAAACCTATGGTTGCTGCGGATGGCAAAACTCGGGAAATGGTCATGATCGACGCCGAGACCATCCCTATGTGGCTGGCCACGATCGACGAGAACCGGGTAGCGGCGGAAGCTCGCCCTGCCTTAATCGCATTGCAGCGCGAGGCCAAGAAGGCGCTTGACGCCTACTTCAACAAGCGGTCGGTTATCGCGCCCGCCGTCAACCAATTCGACGTACTCCGCGCCGCCATCGACCAGATCGAGGCCGCCCAGCGAGAAGCGACCGAGGCAAAAGAGATTGCATCAAAGACGGAAGCGCGACTCGACGCCATTGAAGGCAAACACGACTGGTTCTCGGCCATCGCCTATGCCCGACTGCACGATCTTCCGACCAGCACACAGTTCCTCCAAAAGCTCGGCGGGTGTGCTGGCCGGATCGGCCGCGGTCATGGCGTGGAGCCAACCCAGGTCCAGCATCAGCTCTACGGCTGGGTCAACTCGTGGCCCGCTTGGGTCTGGGACCTCGCGGCCGAGGGGTTTGAATCCTGATGAGTAGCAAGAGGATCAGCGAGTTCGGCATATGGCAGGAGCTCCGCGTCATCCGCACCAAGGATGGCCACAGTCTGGCGTCCTTGTCGAAGGAATCAGGCGTTAGCCTCGGATACTTGTCGGATCTTGAGGGTGGTCACCGTTGGCCGAATGCCACCCAGGTAAAGAAGATCGCCACAGCCCTCAATTGCCCGGCAAGCGTGCTGGAACGTGACCGCGCCAACGACTCTGACGGGCGTTCGATCGCCCTGCGTGAACTCATCCGCGAGGTCGTCCGTGAGGTTCTGGACGAAAAAATGACGGGGACGGCCGCGTGAGCGCCGCCGAGTTTCAGGTGATGCCGCGTCTCACGGCTGACGAGTACGCCGAACTTGAGGCGTCAATCGTTGAACACGGCGTGCAGGTGCCCATCGTCCTTTCGCGCGACGATCGCATCGTCGATGGCTACCACCGTGATGAGATCGCCCGCAAGCACTCACTCCACTGCCCACGCGTCTACGCCGATGGTGATGAGACGGAGCTACGCGGACTGGCGTTCTCGCTCAATCTGCACCGCCGACACCTTAATCGTGAGCAGAAGCGCGAGCTCGTGGCTGAGTCGATCAAGGCCGACCCGCAGTTGTCCGACCGGGAACACGGACGCCGAACAGGAGTCAGCGCCCAGACGGCCACGAAGGTGCGAGACGAACTGGAGAAAAGTGCTCAAGTTGAGCACTTTTCGGAGCGGATAGACCCCCGCACCGGCAATGCTTCGCAGCCCGCCTCAAAGCCGCCTCGGCGCGAGCCTGGGTATCGGACAGGTTCTGTAGGAGTAGAACAATCCGGGTCGGCGCCTGATCAGGGCCCGTTGGGTTCTCTAGGCCCCAACGGGAACCGCCCATGCCGCGACTGCTACGGAAATGGTTGCGAGACCTGCTTTCCAGAAGACGAACCCGCCACCGACGAACAAATCGCAGCGATGGCCGAGATGTCAGACGACGAGTTTGAAGCGGCCTTATCCGCTGCACGCGCAGATGGCGACCTCAGTGCCGGGAATGTCATTAAGCATGGTCAACAGGCCGACGATCTGCAAGCAGATGAAGTGCCGCAGCGCAAGTCGCCAGAGCCGCCTATCACCAAATCGTTCTCGACCGCTAACTACAGGCTCACGCTAGCGGTCAAAGCGGTCGTACGTCTCAGCGAGAACGACCGCTTCAAAAAGAACAAGGACCAGATCTCTGGCTGCCACCTGAGCGATCTGATCCGTGCTCGCGACGCCCTCGCGGGCGTCATCCAACAACTAGAAGGGTAGCACCTCAATGTCAGTACACCAGCTCAAGATGCAGATCGAGAAGCCTAGCCAATCCATCATCTACGTCGACCCAGCGATGGCGAGGCGCGTTCTCGCCAAGAACACTCGAAACCGACCAATCTCCGAAACGCATGTTAAACGCCTCATGGATGAGATGCGTTCTGGAAGGTGGCAATACAACGGGGAGGCCATCAAGTGGTCCGTTGACGACGTTCTACTCGATGGGCAGCACCGCCTCACCGCGCTATCTCGGATGCCCGACGACTTTCCGGCACTGCCGTTCCTGGTTGTCCGTGGCCTACCCACAGCTTCGCAAGACACGATGGACCAGGGGCGGACCCGATCCGCTGGTGATCAGCTGAACATCGACGGCCTGATCCGCAACGCCGACAGCAAGGTCATCGCTGGAGCCATTCGCGTATACATCGACTGGCAGGGCGGCGGCTTATTCCGCGACAGGGCGTCTAACCGGGTGAGCAACCCCATGGTTATTGAATGGGCACAGAATCATCCGATCGAGATATCCATCATGACAGCAATTCTCGGCACGGAGATGCGCCGAGTTAAGGCACGTCCAAGCCTCACCTTGGCTGTACTGCTCCACTTCCATCTGATTGACGGGGAGGCTGCCCGCGAGTTCTGCGCGGGGCTATACACCGGAGTTGGTCTCAGCGCCGGCAATCCCATTCTTGCGCTACGGGACAGGCTGGACCGAATCTCCACACAGGGGTTCAAGAGCACCGACCGTGACACGATCGGATTATTTGTACTCGCTTGGAATGCCTGGCGGAATGACCGGAAGCTGACTAAGTTTCAGCGGCCCGCCGGCGGCTCCTGGACCCGTGACACCTTCCCCGAGGCGGTGTGAGGTGGTGACAATCTTCAGTAAGGAAACGGACCTTCAGGAGAACCTTCTGGATGGCACGGTCTACTGCTACGAACCAGTTCCCGGCGAGGGGGTCTACGTCACGATCGCTGGCCGGGACGATCAGGTCTACATCGTCGCTTTCGACATGGCAGATCTGGGCTACCTAAAGCGCGCCGCAGAGTATGCGCAGTCTGCCGAGAATCGTGAGTCGTCGAGCGAAGACTTGGCGCGAGTTACACCGACGGGGATGCCATTCCTCCTTGAACTGGCGAAGGACGAGTTTGGAGGTGGTGCGGCATGACCAAGCTCTCATACAACCGTAAAGAAGCCGCCGAATACCTCGGCATCAGCCTCTATAAGCTGGATGAACACAAGCGCTTGGGGCATATCTGCCCGCGGTACGACGGCTCGGTTCCCTTGTACCCCAAGGAAGAACTCGATGCATTCTTCGCATCCCTGCCATCTGAACCTAAGTCGGCGTAGATCAGAGGGAGTAGTGGGCCATGACGAAGAAACTGGAACCGACCATCATGCAGCGCTTCCTAATGGCCGAAGCGGTAGCAGATGCCACCAAGGGAGCCTGCCTGGCGGGGCCTGAGGACTGGTACCCGCTGATCGACCGTCTGATCGAAGCTGCCAACAGGCGGGTTACAAAGCCGAAACCGCGCCTGGAGCCAACCAAGGCTCAGCGTCGCGTGATGGTTGACATCCTATGCAACAACTCCGACTGCTTCTCCCGTAAGAGCGCTAAAGCGATTGTGGCTGAGATGATCACGGCCGCCAACCTTGGCGAAGGTTCATCAATAGCTGATGGCCTAGCCGAGTATGGACGCGGTGAAAGTGTGTCTAGCGACTGGATAGCTGACCCAATCGTGACCCCAATGACACGCGCCCAAGCTCACGAGTTCTACGCCGCGACGGCGCGCCATCTGTATCCAGATGACACGGAGCTGCACAAACGGATAGCCGAACTCGACACAACTGAATAAGCCCAGAGAACTTAAGGAGTAGTGACATGACCGAGAAACTGAACCCCACTCAAGCTCAACTGAAAGCTATGACAGAGGCGGTTAAGGGCTTTGGAGCACGAGCGGTGCCTGAGTCTCTCGTCGATGCCTTGATTGAAGCCGCCAACAAGGTTGCAGATGGGGCCGAAGTTGGCACGGTGGTTGCAGATCCATCTGGTGCGTACATCGCAGTGCGGGACTGGAACTACAGCAAGGGCCCGTACCAAGTAAGTCCGATTGGCCGCAAGTGGAACCTCGTCCGGATCGGGCGGGCCGAATTCATACCCAGTGATGAACAAATAGACGCCTGGCCGGTGATCTTTGTGCCATCACAGCAGGCGACGCTTGAAGATGCCGCCCAGCACGCATTCGCTCGGATCGCGTCGCGGGCCATCACCCCCGACGTCAACACCACTGACAACTGAATAAACCCCGAACGCTGGGGCGGGACATCTTGGCGGAAGACCGCCCCAGCGCCACTGCAACCAACACCTTGGAGGTGTGGCGTGTTCAAGCATAGATCCATAACGGCTGTAGCCGTAATCCTCACCGTGGTTTCATGTGCTCCACCAGCTCATGCGGACTCGGCTCAAGACCTAGCCGAAAAGTACGGCATCTCAGTGTGCCGCAGCCTGGATGCTGATCCCACGATCGATGGGGTTCTCAACACCGGGATATCACTCACCAAAAAAGCGAACATCGACCCGTATGTAGCGGGACAAGTGTTGGCGTACAGCGCCATCTGGTTTTGTCCCACTCACATCACTCTCTTGAAGCGGTTCGCCGACTACTACAAGGGAGGGCGAGAAGCATGAGCGAGAATCTGAATCCGACCGAGGCGCAGCGGGAGGCGATGGTGGGCGTCTTGCGTGAACGGTTTGACGTTCTCGGATTTCACACGGTCGACAAAATGATCGCCGCCGCTAACAGCATCGCCGATGGTGCACCTGTTGGCACCATCGCACGACGACCAGACGGGGAGTGGATCGCAGTACGAAAAGCGCACTGGAGGTATTGGGCTCCAGACGGAGCGCGTATTGCCGACGGTATGCCACGGTCGGACGACGCCGACTCTTGGCCGGTCATCTACAGCCCTGAGGCTGGGTCATGACCGTTGAAAGTGCTGTAGAGCGAATCGTTTACGACTGCGCAGCTGACATTGATTTGGAAGAAATCGAGGAGATGTTGGCCTCTGTCCGCAGTCAACTACCCAACCCGGAGTCGGTGTTGCGGCGGTACGACAAGTGTGAACTGGAGACCTACACGGCGCTTAGCGCTGAACTCAAGGTCAACCCACGGGCATTGAATGCCGAAATCAAGCACGGATGCGAATTCAACTGGGACTCAGATGGCCCCGAATATTCCGAAGATCAAGAAGGGGAGGCGGCGTGATGCTCGCCCTACTCATAGCTATATGCGCGATCGTCTTCCTCACAGTCATTCTCGGCGGTCTTGGGCTTGGCGGGTGGGCGATGTGGGAGTGCTGGAAAACCGCGCATCGCCCCGGTTATCAGTCCCCGCTAGTGCACGGTTGGGAGGACTGATGATCCAGATCTACCCAACCCCATGGTGTTACAAGCATGGAGCGTTTCATGAGGATTGCCCGAAGGGTGAGCCGTCGCAGCATGGGCATCTGATCGCCAACATTATCGGCTTCGTATCCCTTACGGCTGTGATGTTCATTTTCATTGCGGGGCTTTGGTTCTTGGCCGGTGGACGATGAACGCAATTCTCGAATACCTTGGCGAAAACTGGTTCTTCATCCTGATCTATTCAGCCTTGCTGACCGCGCTGCAGGTCTGCAGCGAAAGGCGCTTACGCTCTGAGAACACCGCCCTGCGCCGTGAAATCGCCCGCCTCGCTAGGCATCCCTCTACCTATGAGCCTGAACCACTCCCTTATATGCGGAGGTATGCAGACGATGAAGACTGAATGGAATCGGGTTGGCACCGTGGAGATCCTGCGATTTCGGGTCTATCCGATTGACCCCAATGCACAACACGATCCGCTAGGCACAACGGTATGTGTGGAACCCGGGGCATACCCGCTCTACCGGCGATTTGATGCCTACTGCTGGATAATGACAGGTCAAATCAATCAGCGGCAGGGTAAGCTGGGCGACGGACTCTACGAGATTAACCAGGGGGACAAGCCCACGGGCCTAGAGGTTCAATTCCCTTCGCGCACATATGGCCCGGATGAATTCGCGGACCTGCTCGATAGCCCTGTAGCCAAAGAGGGTGAGTCGCAGCGACTCCGCATATTGGTGGAGCGGCGGCACTCCGATGGCTAGGTACACGATCAATCATGACGAGGCTGATGCGCGGGTGTTGTTGATGTGCGCGGAAATGCTCAAGCACCTAGACCTAGCCGGCCGTGGCGGTGTTGATGTGTCCGCTTCTATTGCCGAGGTTATGGCCAGGCGTGATGAAGTGTTGCGTTCCAGGGGTATTGAGCCGAACGGGCAGGGGACATGCAAATGAGTGGGTTGAGTGATGTGCAGCGCGGGGCGCTCAAGAGTTGCTTGGAAGAGATCTATTTCGGGTACGGCGAGAAGGATTGGGAACGCCTCGCCGGTGAAGCTACTGAACGGATCGCGTCTGCGGTGAGGAAGGCGTCATGAGCGACTACATCAAGGATGTTCTTAAAGACGCTATCGAGGAAGAGCTTTCGTTGGGTGGAGATGCGGGGACTGTGATTGCCCGTATCGGTGAGGTGTTGTCAGAAGAGGGCTACAGGGTGGTGGCGTTATGAGCAATGACATTCAGCAAGCGATTGCAGTGGCGATAGTGCTTATCTCCGTTGGAATCTTCTATTGGTTGGCGGACCGATGAGCAAGCTGGAACCAACTGAAGCGCAGCGGAAAGCGATGGCCGAAGCTACAGAGGCGTGGAATTGGTATTCCTGCGGCCCCGAGCGGCGTTTGGACATGGTTGACGACATGATCGCTGCCGCTAACAGCATCCCCGAGGGGGCACCTGTTGGCACCGTAAAGCAGCGGCCAGGTGCCGCCGATGCTCTACGTCGTGCTGGTTATGGACGTGGCGCACTAGCCGCGCTCGACTACTACGAGACCAAGCGAGGGCCATTCCAGTGAGAGATCAAATCATCGCCGTCATGGTCGTAGCCCTACTTGTCCTCATGGTGGCCTGGCAGACGTCGGACACGAGGGACTGGCGCAAAGAGAATCTGCGACTGCGCCGCGAAATCGCCAGGCTCACTCGACATCCCTCCACCTACCACGAACAACCTCTCCCTTACATGCGGAGGTATGCAGACGATGAGTAGCGCCTACTACAGCCTGTTCATTTCGGACTATGTCAACGACTCAACGTCGCAGGACTACGCGTCGAATTGGGATGAGGCGCAAGGGAAAGCCGCAGCGTTCGCGGCGGATCACGGGTATCGGATGGAGCTGCATCAGCGCAGCGATGATCATGCCGTGTGGTGGCTATCGCGGGGTTTGGAGTTGGCGGCCATCGTTTCTCTGGAGAGGCAGTACTCCGATGAGTGACCACGCATCTGCCATACGAAAGCTCATGGGGTACGCCAACGGTTCATACCACCCCGAGTACATCCATTTCACTCAGGAAGAAGCGCAGGCGGTTCTCCGGGCGCTGGAGAGGCTGGCGGACCTAAATGTCTAACAACGCAATCGAGATCCAGCCCTGGAACGGCGGGTGGCGATGGTGCTGGGTTGACCAAACCGGCAAGCCACACAAGGGCATGTTCCCGCACCCCGACAAGCAAGCCGCTCAAGCCGCTGGTGAGCGGTTCCAGTACGCGAAGGGGATGCGCCCATGACCTGTCGGTTCTGTGAAGGCAGCCAGTACGTCCTGATCGCTGATGTGTATTCATCCATCGGATCGCAGCGTGATTCCTATGTGGCCTGGGAACTCTCAACCCCCGAGCCGTGCCCCTGGTGCTTGAGACGTGAGGAGTTAGTGGCGTGAGCGAGTCAGATAAGTCAAACGGGTTGTCAAGGATGGACATCCAGGCCGCGCGAGACGCGATCGAGGAGATCCTTGCCGCCATTCCAGACGAGCTGCTACCGATGTTCGACAAAGTCTCATACGACCGTGAAGGTATGCCGACAGTCTGGTGTGGTGGTTCGGGCCGAGTGTTGGGTAGCGCACGCAGGAACGGTGTTCGCGATCCGTCGATCTATCGCAGAGACGCGTCTTGGTCGGCGATCGAGTATGAGATGGCGTATCGCGCCGACCGTCGACTACATGAAAACGGTGACGACCCGAAAGGTATTGAGCTCGCGCGAAAGGTACGTCGATGACCGAGAAGCTGAATCCGTCTGAAGCGCAGCGGGCGACCTTCATTGAGGAGATTTGGGGCGCTCTCGACTTCCAGTCGATGAGCAAGGTTGAAGTCGCTGTAGATCGCGCTTTCGCCGCCGCTAACAGCATCCCTGAGGGTGCTCCGGTTGGCACCATCGCACGACGACCAGACGGGGAGTGGATTGCATGGCGCACCGAAGACGGTTGGGGGTACCGGTTCATCGGGGATGAGGAACCGAACGAATGGCCTCCCGGTAGTAGCATCGCCGACTTTTGGCCGCAGATCCGCCCCGACGAGTGGCCCGACCAATCAGGGTTGGATTGGTTTCCACCTGGCGAAGAGCCGATTGTGCCTCGTCCCGACCCAACAGCACAACAGGAACCGCCGAAGGGGCTCTATGGGAAATACCGGGTTGAACGCGTGGACGGTAAACCAATCCGGGCCTGCTTTGTCTTGGAATACCTGGATGACCTCCACGCCAATAAGGCGCTTTTGGAGTATGCATTCTCTGTCGAACGGGTAAATCCCGAGTTGGCCAAGGATCTTCGTGCCGAGTGGGGTAAATGGCCCGGAAGGTCACAACAGGAACCGGGCGAGTCTCTGGCGCGTGGTCTGGACGACCTTGCCGCTGGACGGGTATCCCGTAGGGACGACTACCTGGAGCCACAACCGGAGCCGAAGCTGTGCAGCGGGTGCTGCCAGTGCCAGGCCCCTAAGCCTCCCCGCACACCCCGTGTCGTTGACCGTCTAGGGGTAGACGAGCGGGGCGCCGAGTGGAAGCGGCGAGGTATTAGCCGCGTCTCCTACATCTGGGAGTACCGATTCCGTAATGGGGTATGGCAGGTACGTCTTGTCGGAAATGAAGCGTGGGCGTCGATGTCACCCGGCACTGAGCCTACGAATGGGCCGTACACCGAAGTTCTCGGTGATCCCTCATGAGTCGTGGTGTCCGCATGTCCGATTGGCTCGCCACCGATTACCGGCGTCTGTCCGATCCCAGCCCTTGTGTCCCTGATTGGTTTTGGGTTGATGACGAGTACGACGAGAAGGGGAACCCGCGGTGACCGATAACCGTGACGCTGTAGCTCATGTAGCGATGTACGCCCTCTTGGGTAAGGCGCTTAAAGATCAAGAGAACCAGGGCCGCTCCTACCTTGTGGATTCCATGGAGGTTGGGGACGCGGTAGTTGGGCGGGCTAACGGATTGCCTGTGGGTAGGGCGGTGAAGTCGGTGCGCACTGAAGCGAAAGTTGTTGACGGCAAGGCCCTGCTGGATTGGGTAAAAGCCAATCACCCCGACGAGGTGGAGACCGTCGAGCAGGTCAGGCCCGCGTTCCTGGCTCAACTTAAGAAGGCTGGCGAGCTCTCCGACGGAGAAACCCCTCTCATCGTCCTGGTCGAGGGCAACCCGTACGTGACCGTGAAACCCACCGAGCACACCGAGCAGGTGATTCGGGAGCTATTGGCCCGCGGGAAGTTCTCACTCGAAGGCCGCGCCGCCTTGGATGCTGCCGTGGTGGAGGTGGAGCAGTGACCACGATCTACCAAGCGCTCTCCGAAGTCATGAAGGATGTCGGTGCCGTCCGCAAGGGTGAGCGGAACCAGCAGCAAGGCTTCTCATTCCGCGGCATTGACGCAGTCACATCGGCGGTGTATCCAGCTCTCACGAAGCACGGCGTCATCGTTGTCCCCAAGGTCTTGGAATACGAGTACGGAACTGTTGAGGTGGGCCGCAACCGCACCCTCATGGGCCACGTGCGGCTGACGGTCGAGTTCACCTGGTACGGACCGGAAGGCGATTCGATCACCTCTGTCGCCGCCGCGGAATCCATGGACGCCGGCGACAAAGCCACCGCCAAGGCGCACTCAGTGGCTTTCCGTACCGCGATGCTGCAAACCCTCTGCCTTCCAACAGATGAGCCAGACCCGGACTCGCAGGTGTACGAGAGGTCATCGGCGCCCCCGGAGCGCACCGACGTGGACGATGCCCTCGATGAGCTCGCCGCGGCCTGCGCGGAGAACGGGTGGGACCAGCGTGAGACCGCCGGGAAGTTCTTCTCCGAGCATGGCAAGCCCCCGCGGCAGTGCACCGCAGATGTGATCCGCAAGTTCATTGGCGATTTGATCAATTCTCACCCCACTGGGCGAGCGGAGGCCGCTAGTGCCTAGGGCTGGAGAGTTCACCACGGAAGCCAAAGAGCTTATGTTCCAGAGGTCTTTGGGTGAGTGTGAGGTGCAATGGCCGAACGTGTGCGTGCAGACGGTGGAGTCGTATCACCATCGTCGCCCCAGGGGCCGGGGTGGTAGCCGCCAGGAGTCGACGAGCTGGGTTTCCAATGGGCTCGCGATATGCCGCGGCTGCCACTCCTTCATCGAGACACGTGAGCGCGGGAAGGCTATCGAGTTGGGGTTCATCGTGTCCCAGTGGCATGAACCAGCTTTTGAGTGTGTGTTTTACCGGCATGAGCGTTGGGTGTGGCTTGCCGACGATGGGTCGATTCGTGAGGAGTGGGCGGCATGAAGTGTAGGCGCGAGAACTGCCACCGGGCCGGTATCTACAGACGCAGAGGTTTGTGTAATCCGCACTACAAGCTGTCAGACCGGGGCTATGTGGATCCAACCGCGGCTCGGGAGCATCTGTTGCGGCTGTTCGACTCGGGGCATTCCTGGACCGAGATTGCCGAGTTGGCGGGGATGACCCGGGGTGGGATTGATCGGATCCGTGACGGTTCGTATCCGAAGATGCGAAAGGCTACGGCGGTACGGATCCTGGCTATACCAATGAGGTTTGGTACGTCGGGGACTATTGATGCTACGGGTACAGTGCGGCGGCTGCGTGCGTTGATGGCTAGTGGTTGGCCTGTATCGGTGTTGGCGGAGCAGATGGGTATCCCCGCCTCAACGTTGGGGAACCATTTGGACCGGCGGACTGTGTCGGTTGTGCGTGCGCGGCAGATCGCGGAGTTGTTCAGCCGGCTACAGATGGTCCCTGGCCCCTCGAAACGGATGCGCACCATTGGCCGTAAGAAGGGTTGGGCGCTGCCGTTCGCGTGGGATGAAGACGACATCGACGACCCTTCGGCCACACCTGATTCGGGTGGTAAGTCGACATGGATTCAGAAGTACGAGGACTACCGCAGCACAGGTTTGAGTGATGCGGAAGTGGCCGCGGCGATGGGCATCCAACTCGAGTCTTTGAAGCGCCAGCTGGAAAGGAAAGCCGCGTGACTGTTTGGCCTACTTACCACTTCTGCCGTTGTGGTCATCAGAGATACCAGCATAACGGTCAATCAGCTGAGTGTTATGGGGATTTGGATGACGGTGTGACCCTTTGTGATTGCGGAGGGTTTGTTGAAGACAAGAAGGAATGCGCATGAACGTCGGTAGATTTCGCAAGCGTCCCGTTGAGGTCGAAGCCATCGAGTACCTCGGCAACAACAACCATGAGCTTGCCAGCTGGTGCGGCGGGAGACTCATCGCCCTAGGGCAGGGATTCTGGAAGATTGAGATCCCCACACTTGAAGGCCCGGTCACCGCAAGCCCTGGCGACTGGATCATCCGTGGCGTCGCTGGCGAGTTCTACCCCTGCAAGCCAGACGTTTTCGCCAAGACTTATGAGGCGGTGTAGATGGCCGACATCTGCTGCTGCACACATGATCTCGATGAACATCCGGGTTTCGGTCGCTGTCGAGGCACTCTCCCTGGTTCTCGGGAGCCTCTTTACCGGTACTGCCCTTGTGGGGGATTTGAGAGGAGTGACGATGAGTGACGCTTGGTACATCCTGTTCGCCATTCCTGCTGGGATCTTCTGGTCTGCGGGGTTCATCTTCGGCCGATACCACCAGCGCAGCAGTCCAGTCCATGAGCATGCGTATGGGCTCTGGGAGGAATGCCTCATACGTGACGGGAAGTACCGGCAGGGCAAGTGGGTCGAGGACCTGGTTGCCGGTCAACGCCGGGACTGCCTTGGCTGTGGTGAGCGTCAGGTCCGCACTGTAACCACACAGGAGGCGGTGTAGATGGCCCCTGGACGCATCAGGACGATCAAGCCAGGGTTCTTCACGTCGCCTGATACGGCGAGTGTGGACTTCCCTGTGCGGCTGTTTTATCAAGCTCTGTGGTGCTGGGCTGACGACTTTGGGGTGGGGGAGACGAACCTCAACGGACTCCTGGGATTTGCGTTCCCGGACGAGGATGGATTCTCTGCGCAGATTTTGCGCGGATTTTGCGCCGATTGTGCGCGGGCGTTTGGAGTGACCTTCTACACGGTGCGCGGAAGGCACTATTACGCCATCTCTTCATGGGAGAAACACCAGAAGTTAGAGAGGCGTGTCAGTCGACGTCAGCACCCCACCCCGGATGACCCAGATGCAGTACCTGACCAGCGGATATATGGTTGCGCGGATTTTGCGCGGGATAGTCGGCGCAAAAGCGGCGCGGAATCTGGCGAAAACGGTGCTGGAACAGGGGAACAGGGGAACAGGGGAACAGATAACCAGGAGAGAGAGACGCGCGCGCGGCTCATCGACTACCCCGCCCTCACCCCGATCCCTGACGACTGGCAGCCCAGCATCGGTGCCCTAGCCAAAGCCAAGACTCTTGGAATCAAAGACCTCGCCGCCGCAGCGGAATCGTTTATAACTCACGCGCAAGCCACCGGGCGGGTGGCGGCCAATTGGGATGCCGCGTTCTCTTCGTGGCTGATCCACCCCAGAACACGTGAGTTCGACAGCCAACGCCAAAAGCCTGGGATGTCGAACACCGACGCGAAAGTCGTCGGCTGGCACGACCTCGGAACTCCAGATGACTCCGACGACCAGAAAGCGATAACCGGATGAACTACACACAGATCGCCGCAGACGCCCTCGCTAAATGCGCCGGGTACGACCCGTGGTTCCCGAAGCCCGCGCAGGCCACTGTGAACGCATGGGCTGAGCAGATCGCCATCTACAAGCTGGACCGCAGTGACGTACTCGCAGGTGTCGCAGTGATGTACCGCGACAACGGCGCAGGATTCAAGCCTCTGCCGAAGGACATGATCCAGGCGGCTCGTGAGATTCGGCGTCAGCGCGCCGAGGTCGAGAAGGGTCAAAAGGTCGTCCAGGACGCCGCGAACTACCGGCTGGAATCTTCCCGCCGCGCCCAGATCACCACCTTCGCCGACGATTTCGGGGAGCTGGAGTCGTGACAACCCGAGCAGTAATAGACATCAAACAACAAAGACCTACCCACAACGGGATGGAAATCAACGAAAGGGAAAACCGATGAAACTGCATGAAGCGGTTGAAGTCTCAGGAAAGAGTGTCTTCGAATACTTGGATCAGGATGCGGATGTGCCACAGGTGTCGAGGCAGGCGGCGCAGGGTGATGTGCTGATCCTGCGAGTCACCACAAAAGCGGCGATCACGCCGATGCCGAAAACTGTTGTGGTTGTGGCGTCTGAAGCATCATCCAACACCCATACGTTGCATCCGTCGGGTGAGTGCTTCTGGGATGCAACCCCTAACGCTGGTTTGGTACAGGGGAAGCTGACGGTTCCTGACGGGGCTTCGGCGTTGTTGAGTCATCAGGAACATGGTGCTTTCGAGATCCTGCCCGGCACTTACGAATTGCGGCGGCAGCGTGAGTGGGGTTCGGAATGGCGGCAAGTCCATGACTGAGATCGCAATCGGGAAACCCCTCATGGTTGAGCAGGTCCAAGAAGTTCAGCAAGAGGCGGCACGCTGGATGGAAGCGGGGCTCTCAACGGAGCCCTGCGACCGATCCAAAGCTGAGACGGCCGTAAAAGCCGCATACTCAGCTGCGGGATTCCAAGAGCCGGCCATCATCTGGATGGACTCACCACTAGGTGGGTGCTACGCGTCTGCGGTGATCACCGAGCTGAGCAAGGGGAAACGGGAACAGCTCTGGGGCCAGCTCCGGGGCCAGCTCGGGGACCAGCTCTGGGGCCAGCTCCGGGGCCAGCTCTGGGGCCAGCTCCGGGGCCAGCTCCGGGGCCAGCTCGGGGACCAGCTCGGGGACCAGCTCGGGGACCAGCTCTGGGACCAGCTCCGGGGCCAGCTCGGGGACCAGCTCCGGGGCCAGCTCCGGGACCAGCTCCGGGACCAGCTCGGGGACCAGCTCGGGTTTGAACTCTCCCCCTGGTGGGAGGCGTACTGGATCGCCCTGTACACCAAGGCGTTACAGCTAGCACACCTACCCGAATCAGAGAAGCTGAACTCTCTCGCGGCAGCATGCCGGGAGACTGGATGGTGGTGGCCGCGCCAAGGGATCGCGATCCTCACCGACCGACCCTCCGTGCTGAAGCGGGATGTTCAGAACCGACTCCACTGCGAAGACGGTCCGGCCCTGCTGTACCGGGATCGGTATGCGCTGTACGCGTGGCATGGGACCAGGGTTCCCGCGGATTTGATCGAAAACGGTTGGGGTGTCGAGAAGATCTTCGCCGAACGCAACACCGAGATCCGCAGGTGTGCGATCGAGAAGATCGGATGGGACACCATTTTCCGCGACACCGACCCAGTCGCAACAGCTCCCGATCCTGGAAATTCACCGTTCACCCTCGACTTGTACGACCTACCTCCGGGCTGTGAGGACATGTTCGAGGAACCGGCCCGGATCATGCTCTGCACTAATGGTTCGCCGGAACGGGACGGAACCAGGCACCGATTTGGCCTAGTCGTCAGGGCCGTCCACGATGACCCGATCACTGCAGCAGCGGAGTTGTACGACGTTGCCCCGGCTGCGTATCGGCAACTGGAACATCGGCGCTAGATATGACCGCCTGGTTCAAACGCACACAGCCCAAACCCCAACCGGTGATGTCACTACAACCCCGAACCGGTTTAGAGACCCCTACGGCGTTCCTAGCCCGATTAAAGATCGAATGCACACCCCCATGCCAAGACTGCTACAGGCCCGCGGACTTCATGGTCACCATCCACCTCGTAGACCACTGCGACAGACCAGCCGTTGAAGTGTTCATCTGCCGGGAGCATGTCTCCACGATCGGGAACTGGGTACAAGCCTCGATAGAGACCAGACGCAAAGGAAGCTGCACCTGCTGCGGTCATGAAGTCACAGCACCACACGACCTCATAGAAGACGTGGTGAAGCTATGAGCAAGTGGAAGATCATGGAGAACATACCCGGATGGTGGGTTGTTTTCCGGAACGGGGACTTAGCCGAGGCGTGGGAATCAATCCACCACTTCCCCTCTGGTGCTGAGGCTATAGCAGCATTCGCAAGGGGTGGGCGATGAGCGACGCAGACCTGGCACGAAGTAACGGATGGGGAGTCGGTACGCGACTCGCTGGGGATGAAGGCGGACGCGAGACGGTCATTGAGATCACTGCCATAGGTGAATCAAACGTACTCGCGAAATCCGTATCTCATAACGGAAAGCCCTACCTAGGGCGCGAAACCGTCTGGACTTTCATGTTTCGCGATTGGCGGGCGGTTACCGATGAGTGACAACCCATACGAAGAGTTGTCGCCGGAATGGCTTCTCTGGGAAATCTTCTCGGGAGGTGAGACGACCGATGACTGACCCTGCAATCGAAGCGAGGGCGAAAGCCATTGCGCGCATTGGTGATGGATTGGCGAGTGTGTCACTCGGGTACGCGGCAGAGTGTGGCGCCCGTGAGATGGCTAAGTCGGTACAGGAACTAATTGCCGAAGCCCGAACGTGGAAGCCGTACAGCACGCGAGATATAGGCGACGCCTACTGCGCAGGCACGGTCGAAGACTTTCTGGACGAACTGTCTAAACGGGTCTACCCAAGTGAGGAACTAGGACTATGAGTCGCACCAAGCGCCGATTCAAGAATGGAAGCGGAACGCCGACATGTCACGGAATCGTCTGCCACTGCCTTTGCCATGAGGTCTGCTACGGCGGACATGATGACCCAGACTGCGCCTCGCGCAAGGGTAAGCCCCTGGATGTTCTCGTTCCAATGGTCAATGGAGAGCCGGTGCTCAAATGAAAAACGTGATCACGATGGGGTTTAAATGACCGATCCAGCAGTAGAGGCGGCACAACGGGCATGGGTGGAGCGCTACGGCACGAAAATGCTGCACCGCGACTTGTGGACCCGGAAGCTACCGGGGCAATCAAGGTCTTGGAAGCCTTCGCCCCCTTGATTTTCACAACAGAGGAACTATAGCAATGAGTAGCAACCCGTATCGGCGTGGATCTAAGAACTGGTGGATACGCGAAGCCCACGACGCACAGGACGAGCGTCGGCAGCTCCGCACTGAAAACCAGCGCTTGAAGATGCGCCTCACCGAAATGTCGCAGATAGCCGAAAGTCTGGTGCCGCCTTGCGGATGTGAATGCCATAGCGGAGACGGGCATTGTGAAACCTGCTGTTGGCCACCACAAGGTGGTATGTGCCCCGATTGTATTGACTACTGCCGCGAGGCCGTGTGATGAGTGAGCTACTACAGAAAGCGCAGGAGGCGCTGGACGGCCTCGGTCCTTCGAATATGTATGACGACTACGACCAGGCAACACAATGGGCTGGGCTGGTGCGGCAACTCAAAGCTGAAGTGGAGCAGTTGCGGCGATGGCAGCGGAAAGTAGCGGACGCACTAGGGGTTAGTGAAGGACCCGGCATGGAGACGGGCGGCGTGTGGTTCTGCGCCGACGCAGACGATGCAGTCGCACACGCGCATGAAGCGGTCACGGCGCTACAGGAGGAGCTAGAGCGATGAGCTACCTACTGAAACGGGGGCGCGGATCGCTGCGCCGAGTGGTTCACCTGTGTCGCTATGACCAGTTCGGTAACTGCACCATGGAGCCGATCTGTGGCCGCAGCGGGGGCTTGCGATTCGACACGACATCGAATGTTCCCTGGGGCCTACCCCTATGTAAGTGGTGCCGGAAGGTGGCGCGATGAGTGAGCTTGTATACCGCGCTAAAGCATCCCTAGAAGGCACGACGCCGGGACCGTGGCAGGTGGTGGGCTACGGGAACATTCAGCCCGAAACCGTTGGCGAGCACCCGCCTATCGGAAAGATATACGGCAAGGGAAACCAGCAATTCATCGCCGCTGCAAGGCAGTTGGTTCCTGAACTTATATCAGAGATTGAGGCGCTGGAGTGGACACTAGCCAAGGTGACTGCATCATGGAAGCGGCTATTGGCGGCGGGGGCTACCGATGAGTGACGAACCTTCGGACGCACAGAAGCTCATAGCGGAAGTGATGGTGACCCATGCGCTCGTCTACGACGATTGGGCGGTCGTTGACGCCGATTTCTACACGTGTGCGTGTGGCTGGCGCTTGAGCTCAAGTGCCAGCGTTCACGACCATGCCGCCCACGTTGCCGTAGAGGTGGATAAAGCCCTTGGAGGACTCAACCGGACGTGGGCTGCTGTATTTCCAGACGGCTCCTACATGACCCCGTACCACGAAGTGTGGAACTTCCACCCCAACAAGAGCGCTCGCGAACTGGCCGAAGGCGATGTAGCGGAATATGAAGACACCACCCTTAAGGCTCAATGGGTGTCTGGCTGGACGGTGACCGAATGAATGAGCTTATAGACCGTGCTATCGAAGAGGTGTCGAAGGTTCGGTTGGGCATCAAGTCCCGAGATCGCTTCTGGACTAGCGACTATCGAGAAGTCTTTCCCCAACTCGCGGGGGTTGATTGGCAGCGAGAGGCGTGGCGCCTTTGGTGGGTCTCATGACTGACTACCAAGACACGGGTAGCCGGCGGAAACCTACGGCATACACCGAAACAGGGGCCTCCGAGCGGGTGTGCCCGGACTGTAGTGCCCCAGAAGGACATCCCTGTAGATGGATAGCCATGGATGGGCAGGGTGATTTAGGGAAACCAAGGCATTGGCCGCACAAAACGAGATGGAGCTAGCTAGTGAGAGAGAACCTTAGGCCCGGTCCCCGCATCATCTCAGGTGCCGCCGACGAGCTGCTGATAAACCATGAGCCCTGGACCGGTTTGGCACCTTGCTCCCAGACCGACCCTGAAATCTTTTTTCCTGAAAAAGGCGGCTCAGTGAAGGAGGCCAAGGCTATATGTGCCACATGTGAAGTGATCGAGCAGTGCCTTCACTACGCCCTGATCAATGACGAACGGTACGGGGTGTTCGGCGGTAAGAGTGAGCGTGAGCGGCGAGCGATGAAGCCCCGTAAATGCCACGAATGCGGAAACCCTGTGTTGGGTAAGGCCATCCGCTACTGCTCTACGGAATGTAGCGCGGCGGGCGCTCGCCGGGTGCGTAGTGAGATTGAGCGGCGCAGAAAGGCTAGGGCGATCTGATGACGCACTCAAGCCCTACCGACTGGATAGCCGGGGGAAGTGTCGCCGCGGACATCGTTGGATGCCTCACTGGTTTGGTCGCGGACCTGTCGTGGCAAGACGAAGCGGCGTGCCGTGGACTCCCTACGGAGTGGTGGTTCCCAGATCAAGGCGCCAGCCGGGAATCTAAGAGGGCCAAGGAAATCTGCCACGGCTGCCCTGTCAAACTCCAATGCCTCCAATTCGCGATAGAGGTACACGACCAGCACGGTATTTACGGGGAGCTGTCATTGAAGGACAGGCGTAGGTGGAACCAGGAAAGGAAAGCGGGCTAGACACCGCGACTTGTCCTGAAACGGAGGATAATTGAGGTATGGAGTGCAACGATACAAAGAACCACTACGTCCATGAACGGATGCAGCTGAAGTTCTTAATTCACTACGAAACTAAGTGCGGCGGCCGCTTTGGGGTCCAGACATTCTCGACGGAACATCAGGCCGCCGAGGATGCGGACCTGTTTCGCGAAGACGGATGTCCGGCGCGCGTACTCATGGTCAGTGTTGACGAGGATGGGGTGCCGCACGCGGAGTGGGTGCCCGGAGGTAGTGAGAGTTGAGTGAGTACAAGATGCCCGACCCACCTGCTGGCATGTGGTGGGAGGTCAAGTTTGACAAGCCGCTAGAGAAGACATATTTGATGGTCAAGCTACGCCGCAAGACGTGGGGCATCTTCAATGAGACGGTTGACTGGTCTTGCTATTCGCCGAGCGTCGACCCGGAAAAGAATGCGTACCGAGCCGTGTGGCTCGCAGAGTCGATTCTCAAAGGCGAAGGGGCGCTTCAGATGAAGGCGCTCGAGTACGGACTCAATGGATTGACGGGATACCGCCGTGGCTGAGTTGAGCGCTACACCGCTGCAATGGTCCAACCGGCCATACGCGCGCGTACCAAAGAATGGGTGCCGCGCCGAAGTTGACGGCGGTGCTTACATCCTGTTCAAGTACGGCGCTAGTTCGTGGCAGGTGCTTTTCAGCACTGGGTGGCATATGCCCGAGGAGGTCCATCTCGGCGATAGTGAATCAGACGCCCTAGCCGCAGCGGAAGCTCACCACGTCACCCGTACTCGCCGTCTCGCCTGGGAACGCTATATGGCAGAGAACGATCCACCGGAGGTGGGGAGTGCTCGCTGAAACACAATGCCCTGATTGTGGTTACCCATGGCTCAACGGTGCGCTTGCGCATGACTGCAAGTGGTGGCTAGAGGACGCACAAACCTGGCGAGACATATGGTCCGCTGCCGATCCACCGTCGAGCGGGCAGGAGTGACGATGCCACAGCGGATTCAACGTAAGCGCACTAAGGGCTGGCGGATGCCGGAAGGTGCGATCTACGTCGGGCGGCCGAGTAAGTGGGGCAACCCTTTCGACGCCCCAAACCCTGCTATAGCTGTGATCGCCTATCGAAAATGGGTTACTTGGGAGGCCGCAACATTCTGGCCTACACTCGAACTTCAAGGCTTGAGGTGGATGGGCCAGTCGTCGAATCATCTCCGCGCCGATATGCCGAGCCTTCTACCAGAACTCCGCGGCCGTGATCTCGCGTGCTGGTGTCCGCTCGATTCCCCCTGTCATGCAGACGTATTGCTTGAACTCGCCAACGATCCACCGTCGAACGGAGCGGTAAATGTTTGAATGGTCACGCACCTGCATCGTCTCATGCGAGGAGTGTGGGCACGGTGAGGAATTCACTGTCTTGACCAATACCCAAGACGATGATGCTGCCACTGCGGAACTGGTTGAGCAGATGCGCGGCACGGGCTGGCAGGTCGAGCCGGATATCTGCCGGGACTGCATCACTGAGTTCTCGGCTACGCGCCCACCGTCGAACGGGGAAGCCTTGTGACCGACCGTAGTGGAATCATTCGGCATCCCGCCAACATTCTCAATGAACTACAAACGGTGGCCCTCCGGATCAAAAGCCTGCGGCATCGGCTTGAAGAGCTTGAGGGAGAATTACTTCAGGTGGCAGAGATCAACTACGAGATGTGGGGAAGGCCGAAGCCGCATGAAGACTTCCCAAAGAAGGGCGACTAGATGTCCGTCTCTGACAGCTTCTTTCTCGATAAGGGCAGTCAACACAAGCTCCGTGAAGAGTTGGCCAGCATCCCCCGCATGATCGGGGAGTTGTCCGTCACCCTCACCCGCCAGGCCCGCATCCAGAGGCCAGGGTTGAGTATGTCCCGACGACCCAAGCCCGAGTCCCAGGTCCCTATCCATATCGGGGCACACAACGCCGCCGACCTACTGCACAACTGTTTAGGTACTTGGGTGAGGCTGGTGTGCGAACAACGAGCCATCGTGTGGGACAAGGGCAACGACATCATCACTCTTGCTAAGTGGTTACGAATCAACATGATCGCCCTAGCCCTCACTGAAGGTTCAGAAGAAGCTTACGAGGACATCAAAGCCGCTATCGATGAGTGCTGGCGGCAGATAGACATCCCCGCCGACGATGACATTGTGATCGACCGCGGACGAGTACACGAAGCGAACCGGCTCGTGGTCACAGCCGGCCAGGTGGAGAAGCTGGCCAACAAGATGGGCGCTATCGGCAAGGGACTGAACAAACGCCGAGTGGAGACCCTAGCGGCACGACGCAAGAACCCCCTACGTCCCTGTGCAGTAGATGGGGACGTGAAGTTCTTCCGGCTAGGGGATGTGCTGGACGCACACCACCGGTCAGATGAGTCAGGAAAGAAGGCGGGATGAGTGAGCTTGGAGAACGGGTAGCTAGGGCGGCGAGGACCGCCAGTGAGGAGATGCGGCAGCTTCTGGAGGCCACATCGAGCGAAAGGCGGCAAGTAGTCGGTGCGCAGAAATTCCGCAAGAAGCCAGTCGAGATCGAGGCCATGAAGTGGGATGGAACCGCTGAAGGTGCGACGCTCGTCATCGACTGGGTACTCGGCGGCGGTGGCACGGCAAGGTACTACACACCGGGGGAATGGGATCAAGGCTTCCCCGTTCGACGGTGGATCGGCGGCGGACCATATCTCGCCATAGACACCCTCGAGGGCCGGATGCTCGCCGATCCCCATTGTTGGATCATCCGGGGCGTAGCTGGCGAGTTCTACCCATGCAAGCCGGACATCTTCGCCGAGACGTACGAGGCTGTGATTACGCAGGCACCCTAAACGCCCGTACTGAGCTGCCATCTTTTTTGTCTAACCACTTTACTTGAAAGTGTCTATGGGTTAGACTAAAGTCATGGTCAGTGAAGAACCCACACGCAAGACGGTCAAGCGCCTCAAGGACGCTGGCTTCGTCAAGGACCGCACCGACGGCAGCCACTCCACGTGGGTGCACCCGTCCGGCGCACGCATCACCATCGCCGACGGTCACCGGACGACCAGCCCCGGCGTTGTCCGCAAGGTGAACCAGGCAATCAAGGAATCCGAGGAGGGATAGGGATGAAGACCTACAGCATCAACGTCGCCCGCGACGGCAAGTGGTGGATGGTAGAGATCCCCGAAATCGACGGACTCACCCAAGCCCGTCGCATCAGCGAGATCGAGGACATGGCGCGCAGCTTCATTGCCGTCGACACCAATACACCCATAAGTGAAGTGGCGGTGAAGATCGCCAAGGTCAAGGTTGGCGACCTCGGGGATGTAGCGCCTCGCGCCCGCAAGATCGTGGCAGAACGTACAGCCGCGGAAGCTGCTGCGGCAGCGGCCTTGGAGGATCTAACCGCACTCGCCCGCGCACTCACTGAAGCCCAAGTGCCCGTGCGCGACTCGGCTGCACTCTTGGATGTTTCGCCACAACGAGTAAGTCAACTATCTAACGCTTAGGGAGTTGAGATGAATACAAAAGTAAACCTAGCCTTTCCTTTTCGCCTCAAGGGCCTTGCGGTTTTCGCCATACTCCTTGTGATAGGCACAGCTCTCTGGCCTGTAGTGGGCGTACCAATCTGGGCGTGGCCCGTCATATGGCCTGTTGCGTGGTTCGTCATCGCACCACTGATGGGCGTTTTTGTGGAACGTTGGTCCAATTAAAGGCAACACGCCACGCTCTATTGACAAAAATGGTGCGACCCGACTGCTAAGCTGACGCCAAGCGCTTTCTATGCGTCAGTTCATAATCCCCCGCCGTCCTCCGGGACTGGCGGGGTTTTTCATATCCCAGAACAACCCCTGCGGTAAGAGCTTCGGGCTCTCAACTGCGGGGGCCTTTTCTATACCCAAACGGAGGTTCCCTCATGCCTCTGTCTCGTGTCCGCTGCTGCATCCCCTGTGGCCGTATCCGCTACACCCCCTGCTCTACAGGGTGTCGAGTAGATCCCGAGAACGACCCAACAAGCTGGACAGAACAGGTGATCGTGAGCGGTGACAATGAGCGCGATTAACTGCCTTGGTTGCGGATCGGAAGTGGGGCAAGACGGGGAGTGTCCGCGCCCGGAACACTGCGGAAACTGCCCACCTTGGGACTGTGACGAATGCGGCCAGCAGTGCTCGATCAACACCACTTGCGGGTGCTGGATTTTCTTTGAAGGCATGAACCTCGCCGACATCAAGGCGGTACTCGCCGCAGCCGATCTGAGTGTCAATGTGGAGGTGCCGCCATGCTCGACAGATTCTTCGCAGCACTAGCCGGCGCCATGGCCCTCTACTCGTGGCCATGTGTGAGCGCATCGCCAACAGGAAGATCCCTGACGACACGGTTCCGAAGTTCATGGACGGCCTGCTGGATATCGCCCGTGACGGCGTTGACCGCGCTGTCGGTGTGGTGCAGACGTCCGCTGACGGTATCGCCGGTAGCGCGGAAGCTGAACTAGGTCAGCTCGGTTCGGAGATTAGGGGAGTGGTCAAAGCGGCCAACCTAATCGACTTTTTCGGCAGCCTGTTCAAACGCTAGAAGTAGACCCCGTCGCGCGCCGGTTTTCACGGAATAATGGGTGAATGAGCGATATTTCTGAACGCGCCAAGGAGTCTTTGGAGGGCGTAACGCGGGGTCCTTGGAAGATGGGCAATCGTCGGCAGCCCGACGTGGTTCACACACCACAAGGCTGCCTATGGCATCCAGAGTTGGGGTTTATCAACCATCACCGCGACGGTGAATTCATCGCTGTGGCACGCCAGTTGATACCCGATCTCATTGCCGAGGTTGAGCGACTGGAAGGCGCGTTGCGGCGCACCAATGCCCGACTTGCCCCTGTAGGCTCCTCGTTCTAATATCGAACACATGTTCGACAAGGTGTCTTACCGTATCGAAGGTGATGGGCCCGTCACAGCGGTACTCACCTACCAAAACCGGGAGTACCGGCACACCTCCCGAACTATGTGGCTGGGACACGAAGACGGCATGCCGCAGGGCAGATTGCAGCTGTCGCCGCACCTTTCGGTGGGTCTTCGCCGCATCAATGGAACCATAGAAGCCACCATCACCGACTCTAAGACTGGTGAAAGCTACACCCTCGCGCCTGAATAGACACCGCGACTTACGCTGCAACTCGGTAAAATTGAGGGATGAGCGACCCAACCATGAGTGGTGACCCAGCCGTGGAGGCTGCACATCGGTCATTTCACCCCAAATACAATTACTCATGGGAAGACAAAACGTCTGGCGTCGCCTCTGCCCGTGAAGCTTTGAGGCCAGTACGGGAATGGTGCGACAAGTGGCTCAATGAACTCTCAATTCGCGGCCTAGGCGAGGCGCTGGACGAGTTGGCGCCGTTGATCTTCACGGCAGAGGAACTGACCGATGACTGAACCATCCCAAGCCCATATAGACCGGGCACGTGAACTCGGTCTCTCTTTCGATCCTTCTGATACATCGGATGAAGAGTTAAGCCGTGCTATCGCAACGTATGAACGGGTTTACATCGAGGCGATGACACAGAAGCAGTCGGGTGTTGAGCCAACTGAGCGCCGCCGCATGTTCGGTCCCGGTTCGATAGACGACGTACGGAATCCAGGATGAGCATCCGAGACACTGTTGGATGGCTGATACATCGTTGTGCCGCAGCGGTCGTTTCAGCTCGACTTCGCATGATGACACACAGTCAAGAGGATTAGCGATGACCGGGCGTCGTCTCGGGGTAGCGATCACCACCCACAACCGCCGAGATGTTCTCCTCAACGCGCTGACGCATTGGATCGAGCACACGCCGGCTGATGTGCCGATTGTTGTTGTGGACGACGGCAGTGACGAGCCGCTGTGCCTGGAGGGCTGGCGCGGTATCCCGCTGCATCGAGTTCCTAGCGTGAGCGTTGTTCGTCATCCACAACCCATGGGTATTGCGGTGGCGAAGAACCGATGCATCGCCGAGCTCATGGACTTGGGGTGCGATCACCTGTTTCTGGCTGACGATGATGTGTGGCCCACGACGGATGAGTGGTGGAAGCCCTACGTCGAGTCTCCGGAACCGCATTTGTCGTTCCAGTGGCCCAGCGGTGGCCGACACAGCGTCACCTACCAGGACGAGCAGCATTTCGCTATCGGATTCCCCCGTGGAGTTCTCCTATATGCCGAACGTCGAGTGATCGACACGGTGGGCGGCATGGACATCGGATATGGGGCGCACGGCGGCGAACACGTCGACTGGTCACAGAGAATCCACGACGCAGGGTTGACGCGATGGCCGTTCGCCGATGTCCGAGGATCACACAACTTGATCTACTCCCGCGACAAAGCCGAAGGAAACCGAACGGGTTCTTCCCGGTTTGAGCTTCCCGAGCGTGCCCGGATGTGCGAGGCCAATGGAAACCGTTGGGGCCACAAGCACCCAACATGGCCGTACTTTCCCTACCGGGAAGGCGAGGGCGTCCAGGACTACCAGTTAGGCCCGTACTTCCCGCCCGCGGAGCATTATTCGCTGCTGCGGCATGTGGTCGGTTTGAGACCTTCCGGTGTGGCTTTGGAGTTTGGGGTGGGTAAAGGCGAATCGACCCGCATCATTGCCGAGCACATGCCGGTGATCGGATTCGACAGCTTCACCGGACTGCCTGAGGATTGGCGCGACGGATTCCCTAAGGGGTCGTTCGCGCATAAACCACCAGCCATCAACAACACTCGCCTAGTGATAGGTCGGTATGCCGACACCCTGCCAGGGTTCACGTTCCCTGAGTGTGGTTTGGTGCATATCGACTGCGACCTGTACTCGTCCACGGCAACAGCTCTGGAATATCTACAGCTCAAGCCTGGAACTTATGTCGTTTTTGATGAGTGGCACAGCTACGACGGCTGCGAAGACCACGAGATGAAAGCCTGGCGCGAATATGCCGACCGCACCGGCATCAACTGGTGTGTGGTTGGGCATTCGCATGAGGCTTGGGCGATTCGGATCACCTAGGGAGTTGTGTTGCGAGTCATCCTCTTTGTGTTCGCGGGCCGTAAAGCCAATATGCAACTACAAGTCCCGTACATCAAACGCATCCTGGCCGAGCATCCGAACGTCGAATACCACGTATGGAACCTCGCCCGCGACCCCAAAGACGCGGAGTATCTGCAAACCATCACAGGCGAGCGGATCACCGTCCGCAACGACTTCCACGGCGGATGTCACTGGACCGGCTTCAACAAGGTGTGGTGGCACTACGCCCAACCCGAATACCGAGACTGTTTGTTCGTCAAGGTCGACGACGACGACGTGTTCTTCGAAACCGCACGCTTCGGTGAATACCTCAAGGCGATAGACAACAACCGCGGCAGCGTCGTCTCCGCGCTGACCGTGAACAACGGCGCCTCAACATGGCTAGAGCCGATGATCTGGCGCGGCTTCGAGAACCTGAACATCCCCTTGTTGGATGTGCACATGTCCGGCGACTACGCCCACATGTCTCACGAGCATTTCCTCGCCAATTGGCGGGATGTGACCGGCCAGCCCAACCAGATAATCCCGACAACGGATTGGTTGTCGATCAACTGCATCGGACTCGACCACCCCACCCTCAAACGCATTGCGGACCTACTGGACACCCCTTCGCCTGCCCATATCGCCGGCAGGGATTGGCCGCCCGGTTTCAAGATCGGTGACGAAGGTGCAGCCAACATGCAGCCCCGAGTCATCCACAGAGGGTTTGTGGTGTCGCACCTGTCGTTTGGACCGCAGCAGCTCCCCGATGAGACATGGGACCTACTGCGCAGGGGGTACGCCAAGGTCGCAGGGGAGTACCTGTGAACATCGCCGTGATCATCCCGTTCCGGGACCGCGGTAAGGACCCTCTAAGGCCCGCGAATCTGCGACGCGTCCTGATGGGCATGGAGGGGCTGTATCGCATCCATGTTGTTGATGACGGCCGCTCGGGCTATGAGTCGTTCAACCGATCCGCCGCATATAACCGCGGTGCCGACATGGTTGACGCCGACGTGCTTGTCTATTGCGAATCAGATCTGCTGGTCAACGCTCTCCAGATTCGGGAAGCGGTCGCGCTGGCTTCGTCGGCGCCAGGTTTAGTCGTTCCGTTCTCACGCTTCATGGCCATTACCCCCGAGGACTCGGTTCGCGTCCGAGACCTTGAGTTAGAGCCCGAACAAGCTGTATCGCATCAGGTCCGCGGCGACCGTCAGTCGATCGGTGCCGTCAATGTCGTGTCCCGGGAATCACTCTCACTCATCGGCCAGTACGACGAGTCGTTTGAGGGTGCTTGGTATGACGACGATGCGATGTGCCGAGCGTTTGAGGTGTGCTGCGGCCCAACCCGCTTCATAGACGGACCGGGATATCACCTGTACCACCTGCCTGGCGCCAGCGGTGATCACCTAACCGCCGCTGATCGTGCCGCCACTGAACGCAACAAGGCCCGCTACCAGCTGTACCGGCAGGCGACAACACCGGAACGTATCCGCGAACTCACCGCAGGGGGTGTGTGATGGCCGACCATCTCATCACCGGCCCTGACGGCACCCAATACACCTTGGCGGAGTGGGTGAACTCCCACATCGTTGGAACGTTTGAGCAGATGCTCCCCGGCGGCAGGACCCGCAAGGGCGGTGCCTGCTCCTGTGGGTGGCGCACTCCACCTTTCGATCCTGTCGGTGGCCGCGCTAAAGCGATGGCCGATGAACATAAGCGTCTAGAAGACCTCGCTGATGAGATGCGAAGGGAGAACGGGTAATGGCAGCCTTCGTGTACTTCACTGTGGCCGACACCTATCAGGCCATCGTCTCTGACGGGTCCGATGACGGTAATGAGCCGGATCTGAAGATGATTTCCGGCACTGTCACTTTCACCCCTTCGGTGAAGGAAGTGCTGGCCACCATCTCCGACATCCCCACCACGGTGCGTTTGGAGCCGATCATTGGCCGTATCGAGGAAGACGGTGTGCTGAAGACTCTCGATTCCACACCAGGTGTGAAGCTGCTCGCCAACACCGAAGCCATCGGGCCACTACCTGAGCTGACGTATCGGGTGGACTTCACGAACGTCGTCTACAACCGCAAGACCAACCAGCGCATCGAACCGTTCCGGTTTGCCGCTGCAACAAGCGCCGTCACGCTGCGCTTGTCTTCGGTTGAACGCCTGCCGCTCTGAGGCTGCAATGAGCGCGGAAACTCTCGCGGCGGTCGAAGCTGCATTGAGGGCGCATATCGCTGACGTAGATGGCGCCAACCATGTTCTGACCGACTGGTTCATTGGCTACGGAACAATGAGCCATGACCCCGATGTGGATAGTGGGATTGGGTACACAAACGCCTACCTAACGTCAGATACATCGCCTCAGGGTGTCATCGGCGTGGCGCATATTGCACTGTCGATCCTCAGTGGCGATCTCGACAGCCGTGACTGACTACCGCATCGGCATAGTGGCCCACAACAAGCGGGCCGCTTCTGCTCATGAGTTGATGGAAGCTACTGGTGCAGCGTTCCTGTCGTTAGACAACGGATCTAAGGGCTGTAACGGCAATCATCGCCACGTACTTGAGTGGCTATCTACCAGCCCTACTGAGTGGGTAGTGGTGCTCGAGGATGACGCGCAGCCTGTAGATGACTTCCGCACACAGCTCGAGGCGGCACTCACCGCGGCCCCTTGTGACATCGTGTCCCTGTATTTGGGTACCAACTATCCGCGTCTATGGCAGCGCGCCATACAACGTGCCACAACCCAAGCCGACCAAACTGATTCACCCTGGCTGGTATCCGAGCATCTGCTGCACGCAGTTGGGTATTGCATCCGCACCACCCTGGTACCTGACCTCCTTGAGGCTCTGCCCGAGATGCCTATCGATGACGCCATCACCACATGGGCCAGAGACCAAGAGCACCGCATCGCCTACGCATGGCCAAGTCTTACGGATCATGAGGACGCAGACACCTTGATCTCCAAGCGCCCTACACGTAACGCCCCACGCAAAGCCCACCGCACAGGCATACGCACCCAATGGGCTGGACCTACAACAGAGCTGGAGTACTGCTGATGCCCGTCCTAGTCTGCTCACGAGGCAAGGAATACGTACACCCATCAGGCACGCACTACCTATCCAGTCCCACCAATGTGCTGCACATCTTCAATGGTGAAACCAACGTCGCGTCCTACCGTGAATGGGACTACGCCTGGATACCCAACGGAGAACCCGGCACAGGCCAACACGTTGACAACACCATCAACTTCAACGGGCCGGTCAGCTCCTCCACCGTGGAGGAGCAGCAGAAGAAGCGCGCGCGTCTGCAGTTGTCCCGAGACGGACATGCCCCGCGCACCTAAGGTCTGCTCCCACAAAGACTGCACCGAGCTCGTGCACGGTGATACGCGCTGCCCCCAACACAAGGTAAGCGGCTGGTCCTCCAGTCCACGCACCGCATCGGCAGGACGCACAGGAACCAGCGCATGGAGACGCACCAGAGCCTACGTCCTACACCGCGACAACCACACATGCCAGATACGCGGACCACGATGCACCACCCAAGCCACCGAAGTCGACCACATCAAACCAGTCAGCCTCGGCGGCACAGACTTCGCAATCAACTGCCAAGCCACCTGCCACACCTGCCACGCCTGGAAAACCGCCCAGGAAGCCAACACGGCCCGGCAATGACCCCAGAACACAAGGTGCGCCCGCGATAGGACGGAGGTCTTCGGCATGACCTCTACCTATAAGGAAAGCCTTGTTCATATCCGAAGGGCAGCTGCCATTCTGGACGAAATCAAGGTGGCAGCTGGTTGTGTTGACTGTGGGTTTAATACCTGGCCCGAGTCCCTCCACTTCGATCATGTTGATCCACTTACCAAGCAGCTAAGCCTTGGATGGGTGCATGATCGCTCAAAGCTGAAGACACGCAACAAACTCAATCGATACATCGATCATGTATCGAAGTACTGTGTCGTCCGATGCGCTAACTGTCATGCTCACCGCACTCAGTCCGAGAGGCAATGGCTTGTCCGCCGGGATGAATATTCAATCGCTCGCTTGGCCGACCCAACTCTCTTCTGATCACCGCCCAAGAGTGGGGGGGCATCCACCCCCACCCCACCCCACGCCCGGACATCGGCCAGACGCCGTCTTTTCGGTCTGTACGGGTTCCCCAGCTTTTCCGGCCCCGAAACGGGGCGTCCAAGTCCCGAAACGGGAGGTTGATGATGCCTGGACCCACCAAGAAAGATCCGAGTCTGGTTGCTCGGCGCAATAAGACGACGACCAGGGCTGTTTTGTCTGCCGATCACGACATTGAAGCGCCCGAGCTCCCTGCGGAGATCGCGTGGCATTCGATGACAAAGCGTTGGTGGGCTGATATTTGGTCGTCGCCGATGGCTCCCGAGTATGCGGAGTCGGACATCAACGGTTTGTTGCGTGTGGCGATGCTGTACACCGACTTTTGGTTGGCGGAGACAGCGAAAGAGCGGGCTGAGATTCAGGTTCGGCTCGAGAAGGCCGATGTCGACTACGGAACTAACCCGATGGCTCGGCGCCGGCTGGAATGGCAGATCGAGCAGTCGGAGGATTCGAAGGCAAAGGGACAGAAGCGCCGCGGCGTCCCCAACCCCGCCCCGATGCCAGAACCCGACTCCGATCCGCGGCTCAAGCTAGTCCAATAGTCCCGCCATGGCGGTTCTGATTGTTCCGCCGCTCGACCTGTCCTATCCAACCTTGGGGCCGCAGGTCTGCCAGTTCATCGAAGAGCGGATGGTGTTCGGCCCCGGATCCCTATCGGGGCAGCCGGCACGCCTCGATGACGAGAAGCGCGGCATCATCTACCGCCTCTACGAGATCTACCCGCAAGGGCACCGGCTTGCGGGGCGGCGCAGGTTTCAGCGCGGAGCTATCGAGGTCCGTAAGGGGCTGGCGAAAACCGAGCTCGCCGCTTGGATATCGGGTTGCGAGCTGCACCCCGAGGCTCCGGTTCGGTGCGACGGGTTCGACGCCAGCGGCAATCCGGTCGGCCGGCCCGTGGAGTCGCCCGTCATTCCGATGATGGCGGTCACCGAGGAGCAGGTGGAAGAGCTCGCGTACGGCGTGCTCAAGTATGTGCTCGAAAATGGGCCTGACGCGGAACTGTTCGTGATCACTAAAGAGAAGATCATCAGAAAGGGCTGGAACGGAACCGAAGACGGCTTTGTCGTCGCGGTATCCAACGCCCCCGGATCTCGAGATGGTGCGCGAACCACCTTCCAGCACTTCGACGAACCACACCGACTGTTCATGCAGCGGATGCGGGACGCGCACGAAACGATGCTCCAGAACATGCCGAAGCGTCCCCTTGAGGATCCGTGGACGCTGTACACCTCCACCGCCGGGCAGCCGGGGCAGAACAGCATCGAAGAGGATGTTCTCGCCGAAGCGGAAGCTATCGACAAGGGTGAGGTTGACGACCCTAGCCTGTTCTTTTTCCGCCGATGGGCCGGCGACGAGCACCGCGACCTATCTACGGTGGAGAACCGGATCGCAGCCGTCGCAGACGCTACTGGCCCCGTAGGGGAGTGGGGCGTAGGCCAGTTTGAGCGGATCGCAAAGGACTACGACCGCAAGGGCATCGACAAAGCCTATTGGGAACGGGTGTGGCTGAATCGGTGGCGCAAATCTGGCTACCAGGCATTCGACATGCTCAAAGTCGAATCCCTCCGATTCCAGGATGAAGACAAACCATGGGGTCCGATACCGGACGGCGCATTCGTCACTGCAGGGTTCGACGGCGCGAGATTCCGTGACGCCACCGCACTCACCATCACGGATATCGAGACCGGACGGCAGATGCTTCTAGGCTGCTGGGCGCGCCCCGAAAACGCTGAGGACTGGGAAGTCCCAGAGGACGAGGTCACCGACCTAGTCACGGACATGATGTCCCGGTATGAGGTGTGGCGCCTCTACTGCGACCCGCCGCACTGGACAGAAACGGTCGCTTCATGGGCGGCGCGGTTCCCGGATCAAGTTGTCGAGTGGTTCACGCAGCGAAAGACGCCTATGGCTGCCGCGGTCAGGGCGTATGTCGAAGCTATCGACTCGGGGATCGTCACTTATGGCGAAAACGCCTGGCAAGACACGCTGATTAAGCATATGGGAAACGCTGGACGGCACGAGTTGAAGCTCCTTGACGACCAGGGAGCTCCGCTGTGGATCCTCCAGAAGCAAGACGGGCGCCTCGAGGACAAGTTCGACGCCGCAATGTCCGCGGTCCTGTCATGGACGGCATGCGTGGACGCTCGACGATCCGGGGCTAAGCCGCGACCGAAATCTTATGTGCCGAGGCGCATCTACTAAATGACAGAAGGAAGTCCCATGGCGTCTACACCAGAAGAATGGCTCCCCATCCTGACCAAGCGCATCGACGACAACATGCCGCGAGTCCGGCTCTTGGACCGGTATGTGTCCGGCGACGCACCGCTACCGGAGCAGTCGAAGAACACGAAAGCATCCTGGAAGGCCTTCCAGAAGATGTCCCGCACCAACTGGGGCATGCTGATACGAGACTCTGTTTCTGATCGCATCGTGCCAAACGGAATCACGGTAGACGGGTCTGCGGACTCGGAAATCGCCAAGCAGGCACAACGCATCTACCGCGATAACCGTATGGATGCCGTTGTGCGGCAGTGGCTCGACTACGGGTTGACATTCCGTGATTCGTACCTGACTTGCTGGCAGGGAAATGACGGCCAGGCGATAATCACCGCCGATTCCCCCGAAACCATGTACGCCGCAGTAGATCCACTGCAGCCTTGGCGAGTACGTGCCGCGATCCGCTACTGGCGCGACATAGACGAAGAGAAAGACTTTGCGTTTGTCTGGGTGAACGGTGCGCGCCAGAAGTTCTCACGCCCCTGCTACGTGCAGAACATCAACTCCAAGCGCCTCATGACCAGAATCTCAGGCGGTTGGGAGCCTGAAACCAACCCGATCGAGACAGACGGCGCCCCACCTGTGGTTGTGTACACCAACCCGGGTGGAGCAGGGGTTTTCGAAACCCATATAGATCTCATCAACCGCATCAATTCTGGCGTTCTGCAGCGCTTGTCGACGATGGCGATGCAAGCGTTCCGTCAGCGCGCTCTAAAGAAGGAGGGCGACAAGCCCCTACCTGCGGTCGATGACAAAGGCAACGCCATCGACTATGCGGCCATCTTTGAACCAGCCCCCGGAGCGCTGTGGGATCTCCCACCAGGTGTTGACATTTGGGAGTCCGAGACAACCGATGTGAATCCCATGCTAGCCGCGTCGAAAGAAGACATCAGGCAGCTCTCAGCCGCCACGAAAACTCCGCTGCCAATGTTGATGCCCGACAGCGCGAATCAGTCGGCAGAGGGCGCTATGAACACCGAGAAGGGCTTCATCTTCAAGTGTGAAGCCTGTCTTGCGGTAGTAAAACTCGGCCTGGAAGCCATCATCGTTAAGGCACTGGAGACCGAAGGTGTCGCTAACGTCGGCAACATAGAGGTGTCATTCGAGGCACCAGCCCGCGTGACCCTGTCCGAAAAGTACTCTGCCGCAGCACAAGCATCGGCGGCAGGGGAGTCGTGGGGCTCTATTGCGCGGAACATCCTCAAGTACTCACCCGATCAGATTGCGCAAGATGAAAAGGATCGGGCCAAGGAAGCGGCGATGGCGCCACAAGTAGCGCCACCTGCTCCACAAGACTTCCCCCAGTAGGGGGTTCGCCCGTACGGGCGCCACCAATGCGAAACGCAAAGGAATTTCACATGTCTGATGTGACCCCGAATGACATGCCGGGAGCCGTAACGGAACCGGGCGAACCAGAAGGAACCGTAGACGCCATCAAGGCGCCGAAATCCGAAGCCAAAACCGATGGTTTGACCGCCGAGGAACGGCAAGAGCTGGACAGACTTCGCGCCACCCGCGTTGAGGAACGACGCTGGGAAAAACGCGCGAAGGAGAACTACGACGACGCCACCAAGTGGCGCGAGCTCATCGAGAAGAGCGGCGGAGACAAGAAAGAGTTCGACCCCAGGGCCGAAATCGACAAGATCCGAGCCGAACTGACCACTGAACGCACCGAACGGTTGCGATCAGAGGTCGCCAGAATCACCGGAGTTGACCCTGAGGACATCAAGGGTGGCACCGAAGAAGAGATGCGCGATTCTGCCGAACGGTGGAAGACGCGTTTCAATGCTCGACTCGAAGAAGCGATCAAGTCGAAGTCCGCACCGGCGGCAGCGCCGGCAGCCGAGGTTACTTCAGACAAGAAAGTCACCGGTCCCAAGCAGTTGACCCGTGACGAACTCAAAAACATGACCCGTCAGCAACGCCTCGAAGCCTACAAGGCTGGACAGGCTGACGAGCTGATGGGGCGAATCGACTGAAAGGAGCCATAAATCATGGCCGCTGACAATTTCATTCCCGAAATCTGGTCGGACTTCATCCTTGAGCGCTACATCGCCAAGAATGTCTTCGCCGCCCTCCTGGATCGCAAGTACGAAGGTGACGCCACCAAGGGCAACACCATTCACGTACCTGGCGTGGTCGCCCCCGCGGTCAAGGACTACAAGGCTAATAGCCGCACCACCACGGCAGACGCCATCACCGACACCGGCATCGACATCCTCATTGACCAGGAGAAGAACTTCCACTTCTATGTCGATGACATCGATGACGCGCAGGCTAACCATGGCCTGCTGCCGCTGTACACCGACGCCGCAGGCGATTCGCTGGCAGCGGATGCCGACGAGTTCATCGCGGACATGTTGGTGGCCAACGCTACTGGTATGCCGTGGTCGTCCAACCCAACCACTGGTGATGGCGCGTTCAACGTAGTCAAGGATGCCCGCAAGCTGATGAACAAGGCCAATGTCCCCGACGACGGCCTGCGGGTTGCGGTTGTGAATGCCGAGTTCGAAGCCCTGCTCTTGGGGGCGGATTCGAAGCTGACCAGCTTCGATACTTCCGGCGACACGGCGGGTCTGCGCAGCGCCACTGTTGGAAAGTTGCTCGGCTACCGTGTGGTGACCTCGAACAACCTGCCCGAGTCCGACTCGCCGCAGGCCGTGTTCTTTCATCAGCGTGCCGCGGCGTTCGTGTCCCAGATCGACAAGGTTGAGGGATACCGTTCGCACAACAAGTTCGCCGATGAGGTTCGTGGCCTTCACGTGTACGGCGGCAAGGTCGTCAAGGCCCCCGGCGTACTCGTCTTCAACCGGGCCGGCAGCTAGTGCTGGCATCTCCCGCTGACGTCGCCCACGCCTTAGGGCTGGACGATGCGAACGAGCTCACCGCCTCCCAGCAGGCCCGTGTCGAGGGCTTGTTGGAGAGGGTGTCTCGAAGGTTTCAGCGGGAGGCCGGACGAACCCTGACCGCAGGGGCGGTGACCGTGCGTGCACTCACGGTGGAGGGCCGGGTACATCTACCGGACCCCCCGTCTGGGGACACTGTTACGGTCACCGACCTCTACGGGAACACGCTCGAAGGTGTCATCGAGGGCGACTACGTAGATGTCACCCGCAACGGGTGCCCTGTCGCCACGGGTGAGATCCTTGTCGTCGAATACACCCGAGATGAGCCGCCCCAGGCCGCAATAGATGCGGTAGCGGCGATCGTCGCGCGCCACCTCACGGTGGAACCCGGTTCACCCGAATCGAAGTCCACCGACCTCACCGCGGGAGTGGACTTTCGGCAGCGTCTTGCCGACTGGGTATCCGACACATCCTTGTTCACCGACGAGGAACTAGCGGAGGCGAGAAGCTACCGCTACCCCGTCCCTAATGTGATCATCCACCGCCTGTGACCTTCGAATCACTGGCCAGGATCCCGGTCACGTACACCCCATACACGGGTGTCACACAGGATTCCCTAGGGAACGATGTTCCCTCATTCGGGTCGACAGTGGACCTGAAGGCGTACTCGTATGCCCCGCACCGCACCGAAGACACGGACGGGCACACCTCACGCGACATCGCAGAAGTCGATCTAGCCATGCCCCCCATGACCGTTGATCTGATGTCCCGATTCGGGATCAACGGGAAAACCTACGAGGTGGTAGGTGAACGCGACGAAACAGGCGGATTCCACGGCTGGAAGCCAGGAATCATCGTCGAGCTGAAAAGGGTGACCGGATAGTGGCCCAGTTCAAGCTGAATCGCAAGGCGCAGAGCGAATTGACGAAGGAAATCGTCGAAAAGGTGTGCGTGCCCATGATGCAGCGGGTCGCTGACGCCTGCAATCAAGAAGCGGGACTGGAAGACGGATTCCGCGTCTCGGTAGAAGGCGATGATCCTTTGGATAAGCGCGACTACCGGGCCACCGCCATCGCCGCAACGGCAGAGGCCATCCGGTACGACCACAAGCACGACGCACTGCTACACAACTTCGGCGAGGCTGGCTGATGTTCGCCTACCACGCCCAAGTGGTCAGGGACTGGCTGGATGAAAACATGCCGGTTCGGGTATCCACTGACGTTCCGAAAACGCGCCCAGCGCAGCTGATCACGATCGATTCAGCGCCAATCTCTAGCGGATATTCGGGAGCCAAAGCCCGCGTACTCGCACGGCGCCGCCTGATCATCTACTCGTGGGGCGCCAACGAACTCGACGCCTACAACCTGATCGAGCAGACGCGTGAATGGCTCCTCAAACTCCCCGGCAAGGGTCGCGGAGTGCACGCTGTAGACATCGCAGGGGAACCTGCCCGCCGCGATGACATCGAAAGCGAAACGCGACGGTTCGTGATGACCGTCGATGTAGTAATGCGTTCAAATCCCTGAATTTACAACTAAATACACCCTTTCAAAGGCTCGGCTGCACCGATCTGCTTCTGAAAGGGGCACATCATGGCTGAAGAAGTCGGCAACGTTTTCGCCGCAGAGCCGTCCGCCGCTGGGGCCGCGTTCGTCGCCCCGCTCGGAACTACCCTCCCAACCAGTGTCGACGGAGTGCTCGATGCCGCGTTCGTCGGTCTTGGGTATGTCGGCGAGGACGGTATCACTGAAACATCGGAGCGGTCCACCGATGAGAAGAAAGACATGGGTGGCCGCATCGTCAAGGTGCTGCAGACCGAGTACAACCACTCGTTCAAATTCGTCCTCCTGGAATCGCTGAATGCCGATGTCCTCAAGGCGATCTACGGTGCATCAAATGTCACCGTCACCCCCGCTGACGGTACTCACGGCACCCAGGTGAAGGTCCGCAAGACCAGCAAGAAGCTGCCCCACCAGACGTGGGTGTTCGACACCATCGACTCGGAGCTGTCCGCGAAGTACCGCAACTGCGTCGCCGACGGACAGGTCATCTCCGTTGGTGATGTGACCTTGGCCAGCAAGGACACCATCGAATACGAGGTGGAACTGAAGGTATTCGAGTCGTCCACCGGTGAGTACGTGACCACGTACACCGACGACGGACGGATCGCGGGCTCCTAATAGACGCGGCGGGGCCGAATTCCCCTGCAGCCGAGCGCGGCCCCGCCGCTCTCCAAGCGCCACGGCTGCACACAAACCCCTTGAAAGGGCGCTCATGGCTGCAAAAAACGCGACACCCTACGTCCACACCGTGGAAATCGAAGGCGTTGAGAAGAAGATCAACCTCAAACCCTTCGGGTCCGTTCCATCTGGTATTATTCGGCGTAACCGCAAGAACCCCGAGCAGGGTATGTGGGAAATCATAGAGTGGGGCGCGGTCTCGGAAGCCGATCTCGCGGTGTTCGACGAGCTGCCCCTAACTGAGGTGGAAGACTTGTTCACCGCCTGGCAGGAGGCCGGACAGGTAACAGTGGGGGAATAGTCGCGCTTCTCGACCTCATCGAGAAGCATGGCACCGCACTAGAATACGACCTCATCAAAGACGGGCTACGCCTACGTGACTGCCCGTCTGACGAATTCAACTGGCGCGATCTATGGGTGTATGTCAATCACCCGGAAGAGACAAGCGCCCTGTGGAAGTCCAGGAACCCGAAGTATGCGGGCTGGACTCTCACCACCCGCCTTCTGGCGATTATCGCTAACGCGCTGCGCTGGCTGGTGTGGGCGAAAACCAAGGATGGACACCGTAACCGGAACCGTCCGGTGCCAATCGGCCCGGATATGGGCGATCAGCAGTCACGCCCCGGTCTGAAAGTCAAAGCCGCGCCCCTCTCGAAGGTCAAAGAGCTACTTGGCCTTTCGAGTGAAGAGCGGCGCGAGAAGAAACTGCGAAACCTGTTCGGAAATTAGGAGGTGACACATGGCTGTTGAACTTTCATCGGGATATGTGTCGGCCACCGTCAGGTTCGATGGGGTCAACAGGGGCATCAGTAAGTTCTTTGACAACGTCCAGAAGCAGGCGATCGGCGCGGGAAAGAGGACCGGCTCCGCATACGCTAAAGCCCTTGCCGACGAGGCGAAAACCGCTGCGGATCAAGTTAAAAAGATCTCCGAAACGGTCGCCAAGTCTCGCGACAAAGAAGCTGACGCCGCAGGCAAGCTCAAGGTGGCCCTCGAGAAGCTGAATGAGGCTCGCGAGGCGGGAACCAAGGGCTCGAAGCTCACTGCCCTGTCCGAGGCGCATGCGTCGGCGATGCGTAAGCAGCAGGCCGCGGCTAGTGAACTCGCCAAAGATTTGGATGCGGTAGCACGCGCCCAGAAGCGTGCCTCCGACGCGCAGTCCGCGATCGACAAGTCGTCCAAGCCGATACGTAACCAGGTATCCAGGCTCCTCTCTGGCTCATCTGACGCGGCAGGACGTGAAGGTGGGCGTGCTGGCCGCTGGTTTGGCGACTCGTTCTCCAGTGCACTACGCACAACCGGGATTGTTGCCGCAGGTACCGCGGTAGGAAACCTGGCCGCCAATGCGATGACCAAGGCCGCCAACCTGGCCACAAGCGGTGTTTCGGCGATCGTCACCAAGGGTTTGGACTTCGAGAAGACCATGAACACCCTCTCGGGTGTCACAGGTGCTTCGGCAGACGTGATGCAGCGGTTCCGTGACACCGCCAAGGCTCTCGGTAACGACATGACGTTGTCGAACACCTCGGCTGCCGATGCGGCGCAGGCCATGACGGAGCTTGCCAAAGCCGGTTTCTCGGTGGATGAGTCGATAACCGCAGCCAAGGGCACCCTGCAACTAGCCGCCGCCGCGCAGGTGAGTGCCGGACAAGCTGCCGAGATCCAAGCCAATGCGCTACAGGCATTCGGATTGAAGGCTGACTACGCCTCTAAAGCTGCCGATGTGCTGTCCAATGCCGCTAATGCATCATCGGCAGAGATAACCGATGTCGCGTTCGCTCTTCAGGCTGGCGGTTCTGTCGCTCGACAGACGGGGGTGTCCCTCGAGGACACTGCGGCGAGTATCGCACTGTTGGCTAACAACGGAATTAAGGGTAGTGACGCTGGAACCCTGCTGAAGTCGGCGCTTTTGAAGCTCTCTGCCCCGAGTGACCAAGCCTCGGGGGCGCTGCAAGAGCTTGGCGTGAGCGCTTTCGATGCGCAGGGCAATTTCGTTGGCATGGAGGCGCTGTTCGGTCAGTTGCAGGCCGCGTCCAAGCGTATGACGCCCGAAATGTACGCGATGGACACCGCCCTCGCATTCGGATCGGATGCCGCACGCCTGGCAGGTGTGGCAGCCAAGGACGGCGCAGCAGGATTCGACAAGATGCGCGACGCCATGAACCAGGAAGGTTCAGCCTCGAAGCTGGCGGCTGCGCAAAACCAGGGCCTACCGGGTGTCATTGAGCGGCTGAAGAACGCTGCGGAAACCCTGGCCATCACATTGTTTGAGAAGATCCAAGGCCCGTTGTCGAGCATCGGCGATGGACTGACCGGCTTCACGAACAAGATGCAGGACGCTTTCGAGAACCCTGCCGTGAGCCAAGCCGCGGGGAATATCGGAGCTGCGCTGTCCACCATCGGAACTGCGTTCGGAAACGTGCTGTCGGCTGTCGGCCCGTCGTTGGTGAGCGGACTATCCGATGCGGTCAACCTCATCGTCCGTTTCAAGGACTTCCTCATCCCCCTGGTGGCGGGTCTGGCCGCATACAAGACAGTGATGCTGGCCATCACAATTGCCACCAAGGCGTGGGCTGCTGTGCAGGCGCTGTTGAATATTGCACTCACAGCGAACCCGATCGGCCTGATTATCGCCGCGATCGCCGGTTTGGTGGCTGGAATTGTCCTGCTCTACAACCGCAACGAGACATTCCGAAAGATTGTCCAAACCACTTGGGCGGCAATAAAGACAGCAATATCGGCAGTGTGGAATTGGCTATCGACCACCGTATTCCCCGGCCTGAAACTGGCATTCACCGCTATCGGGACCGCCGCCACCTGGTTGTGGAATAACGCGATAACCCCGGCCTGGAATGGCATCAAAGCCGTCATCGGTGTCGCGTGGGAGGTTGTCTCCGACATCTTCAACAACTGGGTGCGGGTCGGCCAGCTCGTCGGACAAGGCGCAATGTGGTTGTGGAACAACGCAATACAACCGGCATGGGACGGAATCAAGAACGCGATCAGCGCCGCATGGGACTTCGTTTCACCCATACTCGATAAGTTCTCCGCCGGATGGGATGCACTCAAATCGGGCATTTCCAGCGCCTCCAGCGCGATCAAAGATGCTGTCACATCCGCATTCTCAGGACTAGCCTCAGTCATCAAAGCGCCCCTGAAATTGCTGGGCACATTCCTTGCCTCTATCCCGTCTGAGGTGTTCGGGTTCCAGATTCCCGGCGCCGACAAACTCAACTCATGGGGTAAATCCCTACAGGGCTTCGCCGCAGGCGGATTGGTGCGCGGACCCGGCTCGGGTACTTCTGATTCCATCCTGGCGTGGCTGTCCAACGGCGAAGGCGTCGTTACCGCTAAGGGTATGAAGCACGGCGCGGGCATCGTGGCCGCACTGAACTCAGGTTGGGTGCCATCTGCTGCATACCTGGCCGACATGATGCGCGCCCCGGGCTACGCCGAGGGATTGAACCCTGGCGCGGATTATCTGCGGTCCCTGGTGATGCGGATGTGGCCGCAGATCAAGACCATCGGCGGCAGGCGCTCCGAGGATGGATACGGCGAACATTCGTCGGGCAACGCCATCGACATCATGATCCCCGGCTGGGATACGCCCCAAGGCAAGGCGTTGGGTGACGCGGTCGCGGCGTTCATTGCCAAGAACGCGTCAGCGCTGGGGCTTGACGGATTCATTTGGCGTCAGCAGAGCTACGGATATGGCGGCTCGCTGACCTCCGGTAAGCAGATGCCCGACCGGGGTAGCAGCACCCAGAACCACATGGATCACGTGCACGTGATGCTAGGCAAGGGCCGGGGTGCTGGCGCCGCGGCGGTGGGGCTCCCGACAAGCAGCATTTCCCTTCCCTCCGGCGGCGGTTCGGTATCCGCTTTGGGATTCGGGGGCTCATCGGGATCTGCGGGATCCTCGGGTGCCAGCCCGAAGCAGGTGCGCGAAGCCGACGACCGTATCAATGACCTGTCCAACCGCCTGGACGTGACCGAGCAGGAACTAGCCGACCTCGAGTCCAATCCTAAGGCGAAAGAGACGACCAAGCAGCGTAAACGCGACATGGTCGACAAGCTCAAGCGGGATCTTCAGCAGGCGAAAGACGACCGAAATGCCCTCGGTTCAAGCGGGTCTGGCGGTGGATTCGGTGGCGGCAACAACCCATACGCCAAGATCGCCGAGGGTCTGGCTGAAATCATGCCGGATGCCGGGGGCCTCGCTGACATCGGCATCGGTGGACTCAAAGAGTCCCTTCTGCCCCCAGGATTCTCCGACCCCACCCAATGGGGATTGGTACAAGCTGGCTCTACTCTGCTGAAGTTCTTTGGCGGGCTGCGCAATAACTCGGATGGGAAACCCCTACTTGGTGAGGGCGGGGCGTTGTTCGCCAATATCGCCGGATCTGCCATGACTGGATCCGGGAGCGGGATTGTCGATGCCATCAAGACAATCATTCCGGCTCCGTTCGGCAGCATGGACGCCGCGCAACTCCAAGGTGCGCCAGGGGATATCAACCCCGTCATCGCAGGTGCTCAAATCCCAGGCACTGGCTTCGGCGATATGGGTTCGGCATTCTCCAGCGGCAGCGCCGGTCCCGCACAGGGCGGAAATGGCGCAAACGTCGACCAGTCCATCAACTTCAACGCCCCCGTAGGAACCGGCGTCGATCAGGCGATGCAGAAGTCGCAATCAGCCCAAAACCAGCAGTGGCGGCAGAACTTCGGAACACGAACCGGACCAGTGGGGTAGTAGATGGCTCTGTCTAACCCGTGGATCCACGGCCCGGAAACCGGCGAAGACTTCACGCAGCTCCCGCCGCACCTTCAAGGCGTGGAAACGAAGATCGTATACATCGGTGTCGTTCATCCGATCCACAAGAAGCGGTTCACCTGGAACCTCTTGGGTTCACACAAGGGCCGCGAGGGCATTGTGATGGCGCCCGTCGCCACCGGGTTGTTCCACACCCCTTTCGAAACACTCATGTCCGAGGGGCCGTACCAGATCGGTGCCGAACCAGAGCGCACCGACTGGAAGAAACGCATGATTTCCATCGGCGTTCACGTGAATCCCGATATCGCCCCCTGGATAAGCGGCAGTAGCAGCAGGGTCATTGACACCCCGTTCCGGTACCGGATGATCGAGGAACGCTGGTGGGGTTCATGGTCGGCCACCGAAGACGGATATCTGGGGGTGTTTACCCGCACCCATGGGTGGCGGTGGCTGCGGGTCAGGCTCGCTGAAGAGCCGAAAGACCCGTGGGAACTCGACCCGGTGGCATTCGGCAACAACTTCATGACATGGAGCATGAATATCGTTGCCACGCAGCCATATTTCGCTAAGCGGACAGAGTTCAAGACGTGGCAGAACGATGTCGAAACCTCCACACTGTGGGACAAGATCGAGGACCTGCTCAACGAGTTCATTCCCGGGCTGGATGTGGGTGAAGGCGCCATTCGTGTGCCGAACCGCGGAGACATCGCCGTCTACCCGAAGTTCTTGGTGTCCTCGCCAGGTAAATGCTGGATTCAAGAGGGTGACCGGTGGGTCGAGCTGCCGCTACTGAGCCCGCAAGACGGCTACGTGATGGTAGATACCGACCCAAACGCGCAAACACTCACCGCAACAACAGATCCAGTGGACCCGCTGTTCATGCGGATCCAGCGTAACTCTCAACTCCTAGATGTCCTTCTACATGACCTGCTTTCCATCACCCTGCCGGTGTGGAGGCGTATGGAGGACCGATTCACCGAAGCATCCAAGATCCCGCCCCGCACGCTCGCGGCGGTCAAGGTGCGCCACTCCAACGCTGACGGGCGGGTCACCATGTTTGTTCCCCAACGCTATTCAAAGGGCTTCGCGTAGCAGTGTCAGGTGATTGGTCGGTCGATCTGACCGACTTCACAAGCCTGCAAGGAATCCTGGACCGGCTGCTCCGCGAGACGCAGACCACCCCAGACCTCGGCGACCCGATGGTGGCATACCGCTATCTCAACGCGCGCCGGCAGGCGATGAAGGATGCCTACAAACAGCGCCCCCTTCTTCGGATCTGGGACAAGCACCATCGCTACATCGCCGACTTGGCTGGCGAAAAGTCAGTTGTTGTCGAGGAAGTCATGGCGGACTCCGGTACCGCCACCGTCGTCATCAAGCACTCCAACTTGCTGTCCAAATTCCTGCTCTACGACCGCCGCGCTGAAGAAGATATCCAATTCACGCTAGATCCAAACCCCACCAACCGTTCCTGGCAGAACCGTTGGGGCGGAAAGATCGTGAACGTCAACGCAGTGCGCGACAAAGACGGGTTGCACACCGTTGAGCTTGAGATGATGCACAACCGGGAACACGCAAAACACATTCTCGGTGGCGCCAATCCTCTACTCCCGCCGGAAATTCAGTTCCCGAAGATGTTCTTCCTTCCCTGGAACATGCGCACAGCCGGTTCGATCATCATGTTCCTGAACCTGGCTCGCCAGTTCTTTCCGCTCTTGAGTATCCCCACGAACATCTTCAATCCTGGCGCTTGGCTAGGGGTTCGGGACATCATCGGCGGCCTGAACCCGTTGGCGTGGCCTATCCAGGTCCAATTCGTCAACCCACTGTTCGACCAGTCTCGTACCACGATCCTGTCGTCCCGCTGGCAAGACCTGCACACCGTCCTTGCGGCACCGATGCAGGACGCAGGCTGCATGCTGCGCGCCTACACCTGGCTGACCGAAGACGACACCTCGCCGCACCCAGAACTGGGGGCACTCGGGGATGCGCTGGCACGCCCCACCCGCAACTGTGTGGTCTTCGCATTCGAAGACAAGTCCGGGGTTACCGGGCCAACGGGGACCTTGATTGACGGCCCTCTGCGTCTAATCGCTGAGACCGCAGACGATTTGATCACCAACGCCATCGTCCCGCCCGACATGTACGACGAAGACGGCGACGGCAAAACCGATCCTTTGATCAGGAAGTGGCTCGGGTTCGCCCCCGCTAAGCCGAAAGTCATATTCCGCGAGGGTGAATACACCGGGATCATCGACGCCAAGCGGTCCATGAAGGGGTCAACGGCGAAGACAGTGATGACGGGTTCCCGGTCACCGGCATGGCTGAATCAACTCCAAACATTCGGCATCAAGTACGGGCTGTCCCAGCTATCAGCTGTCATCTCTTACGGTTTGGGCGCTTACCAGCAGCCCGGAACACCCGGTTTGGAGGAGCTGTACCAAGGACAGCTGGATAACACGCTGTTCTCATGGCAACGATTCACCGATCCGCGCCGCGTACTTCTCATGGGCGACCTGGGGTATCTGGAGCATTTCGAGCAAGGTCAAGGAACCGCATACACGTCGGCGGGAATCCTGGATCTGCGAAACGGGCATTGGAAGACGAGGGCTTTCGTCAGCTTCAAGACAAGCATCCGAAACGGGATGCCCTGGATAGCCGATGAGCATTTCACCCTCGGTGACCGAGTCGCGTTCCAGCTGGGAAGCGTCCTGCACGTCGACCAAGTGTCGGCAATCCGCCGCTCCTACGACGCTGACTCGCCACTACTGGTTGAACTTTCGCTCGGCCAGGACTTGGACGAAGAAGACCCAGTAGCCAAGTCGATGCGAACACTCGCGGGCTTCTGGAACCTCGCCGGAACCTTCTTCGGTTCCGACTCAATGTTCTGAGTAAAGGAACGAAATTGGCTGCAGATAAGTACGTTCCGCGTGCCCTACAAGCCTATGCGGAGAAACAGAAGGCCCAGGACGCGCAAAAGGCGGAGATGGAAAGCGCCTATCAGGACTTTCTGACGGACTGCCACTACCCGCAGGACAAAGACGGAAACCGCATGGACTCGGCGCATTTCGTGTGGCTTGTGGGTTACCACATGATCAGGTGCGGGTGGCGGCGCTCGGCGCAACCCCTCATCAAACCGCGGGCCGTCGAGGCGCCCGGGGTGGTTGAAGGCGCGATCGAATGGGTTCCTATCGACGCCCCCGACGACCCCTTAGAGGGTGTCGAAAACATGACGTTCGCGCAGATCAACGCCCTACCAGAGTGGCTGAAACGCAAAGCGATACAGCGACTCAACGGCAATCAAGACGCAGATGACGACCTACCCGAAATGGCCGAACCGGCATGGCGGGTGACTCCGAACATCGCCATCAAGGATGAGCGACCCATCGGGGATGACTTCGTGAAGGGAATCGAGAATGGCTGAACCGGGCGATACCCCCTACCTTGGGTCGATCCTTGCGCGCCTGCACTTCTGGGGTGTCGTCTCCGATATGGACGTACCTGGCGGTGTCACAGGCACATTCGAGCTCGCCGACCAAGACGGCGCAGTCACCATGGACGCCCTCGTCGGGCCTCCCGGTCCCGCTGGTGAGAATGCCCCCATCGTCAAGATGCAGTACCAGTCCAGCATCGACGACCCCGCCGATCTTCCCCAAAACCTCACCGACGATCCGATCGATATCGGAAAAGCCTGGTGGGTAGGCAACATCGTCTACCTGTGGGACGGCGAACACTACGTCCAGAAGCAGATGGGCACACAAGGCCCCCCGGGACCGCTGCCGAACATCACTCCCACGGTCCAACTACTGGACCCAGACAACCCCAGTTTGACCTCAGAGATCATCGTTTCGGGTACCTCCGCCAACCCGACATGGCTCCTGAAGCTCAAAGCACCGCGGGGGCCGCAGGGCGATAACGCCACCATCCGAGACGCCACCGACTATGACGACTCGGTCGCGCCCGCCGCGGGACAGGTCATCGCCTGGAACGGTGTCGACTACGCGCCCGCCGACTTCAACCCCCTGGCGACACGGTTCTACACCGTCCCCGAGTCTGCGTTCACCGACTTCACAGGTCTGGCCACACGGCAGACGATCGGCTCATTCATCATCCCGCCGATGCCGTTCGACTACGTCCCCGTAGTGCACGGGCATTTCAAGGCCAACGGCATCGAACTCGACGCCGACCCATTCATTATCGGCTCCGAGGTCCGCATCGGTAACGCTACAAGCGGCCAGCTGATCGCCAAGGGCGCTGGCAACATGTCCTCCTGGTCCGCCCTGTTCCCGCACGCCTCATCCACGGGCTCCCCGAACACCGCTATCACCCCAGACAACGGGATCGGCATGATCCCGGCCTACAGCACCGGTACAACGTCAACTTTGTACGTGAACCTCGTCAACGAGGGCATGGCGGGCTTCTACTCCTTCAACAAAGCGGGCGCACAGCTCTCAATCCTCATCGTCCCCGTCTCTCCGTTGAAGCCTGAGGACGGCTCCTAGTGCCACGGTCTTTCGACCGAATCCCGCTGCCGTTCAACGACCCTAACCAGGGGCTCGAGTTCCATATCGGCACCGCTTTCCAGCAAGGGCTGGAAATGTGGAAGGCAATCATCGATGGGATCATCGAGTACGCCGAAAGCCTGATCAAGGAACTCATTCAGAAGCTCCTGGGCTTGGATGTTGACCCGGAGCAGGCGCTCGAGGATCTGTGGAATCTACTCACCGGATGGGTAGATGACATCCCGATCATCGGCGACATCATCGAGATCATCAAGGACTTCCTGAACGGAAACCTGTTCGGGCGTGACGGATTCATTCTGTCGAATCTGATCCCGGCGTTGTCGTTCAGCTGGATCACCGATGAGCAGCCCAACCTGTTGGTGGCGGGCAATTTCCAGGACGGCGCCAGCATCGCCGACAACCCGTACTGGACCTGGGAGTCCGGTGTCACGCATAGCGCGGACAGTTCAGGCAGTGTGAAGGTCACCGCGAATGGTGTCACGAAAGCGTTGCGGTCCAACGAGATACTTGCCAATCCTGGCCAAACCATGTCGCTGGAGATGTGGGTTAAGTGGTCCGGGTACACGGGTACCAATTCGCCGATCAAGTTGCAGATGGTCGAGTTCTCCGGCCGCGGGGATAGCGCTGTGCAGGTTGGGGTTGAGGACGTTGCAGCCCTGAACCCCAACACGTCAACGGGGGATTGGCGTCAAATGGTGGGGAACTACACCGTTCCCGATGGTGTGCATGCGGTGCGTGTGCGGATCCTTGTCAGCAAGGATGCCACCTCGGGTGTTCTGAACTTTGATGACGGTGTTGGTAAGAAGACCAACAAGATTCAGCAGGGCTGGATCGACGGGTTGTCGAACACTTTCCAGGAAGTGCTGTCTCGGTGGCAGTTGATTATCGACACCGTAGTCAACGGGATCACGGGCTCTAACAACGCGTTACACACCCTTGAAGATCTGTTCGAGGCTGTCACTCATATCCCGTTGTTCAAGATCCTCGGCTTCGGTGGCCCGGGGGATGCGAACACAACGTTCGAGGAGTTCCTTTCACATCTTCTCGGGGGCATGTCGGGGTCGACTGACCCGAACTCCAATGGTGGGTTCGCTGACCTGTTCAATGTCGCCAAGCTTTTGCAGACCGCCGCGGCGATGGGGGAGAGCGCCTTCCAGATCCTCTCGATCCGCAACAACACCCCCGTCAACACCGGTTTGTTGCCGTCGGGGCGGTCGAACTACGGCCTGACCAGCGTCAACACCACCCTCTCTGCCACACAGAGTTCGTCGCTGATCGCGACAATGCGTGTGGAGCAAGACATCGCTTTGGGTGTGGTGTCGTGGCTTGGTTGTGGCACCAGCGGTATCACAGCGTTCTACGTCAACATCTGGAAACTCGACGGGGTTTCCGGGGACTGGGCTTTGGTGCATCACTCGCCGAACATCCTGTCCGAGTTGACCGCCGGTACTACACCGAACTGGACGTTCTACCAGCTCGACACCCCAGTAGATCAGAAGGCGGGGGAAACCTACGCCTACGAACTCGTCCCCGTCGGCGGAACCCACAGTGTCCGCGGTATTTCCACCACAGACGATATTCCTGATCACCCGTTCGCGCAGGTCGTTGGCTTGGCGGCGACACGGGATAACTCGTCGTCCCCGAACACACCTCCCTCGACCATCGCCAAGTCCAGTGTCGTCCGGTCCGGGAACATCCCGTGGATCGAAACAGCCATCGACACCGGCAACGGTGTGGGCTACTACGACCCCATCTCGGTGTATGTCGTTGACGATGGCGATATTCCGATCCCGTCATGGTGCAACTTCGTAGACCCAGGATGTGTTGGTGCGGGCGGCGGCGGACAGATGGGTCTGACGCTCGGATTTCACGGCGAGCCCGGCACGCCAGGCCTATTCAAGGCCACAACCTGGCAGCGCGGAGTGCACTTCGGCGACAACGCAGTACTGCACTTCACAAAGGGTATTGGTGGGCTAGGTGGCCGTCCCGGTCACGATGACGGCGAGGACGGCACCGCTAGCGTCTGGTCTCTGCCCGACTACACCCTCACCGCAGAGGGTGGTATCGGCGGCACGGAACTACAACTTGGATCTAATCCCATCGGTCGTGGCCCGGGAACTTTTGAATACAAGGGCGAGAAGTACGTTTGGGGCGCGGACCAGAATGTTCCCGGCCGCGACGGCGTCTCAGCGGGCGGCGCCGGAAACGGCGGCAACGGACTAACGTTCCAGAACGGCGGTAAGGGAGCCGACGGCGCCGGACGGGTGAGGTTCCGGCAGAACCCGCTTGAGGGTGAAGAGGTCATCGGCGGCCCCGGCCAAGTCTTGGTCCCCAGCATCGAATCCACTGCCTCGCTGGGCACCCCGACCGTGTCGGGTGGGTTGTCGCTGCTTCCGCTGGAGGATCAGGCCGCTATCGACGCGATCGTGGCCGCGAACATGACCGCCCCGGGTGGGGTGTTGGCCATCCAGTCCCCAGATGGGTACTACACGAAGGCTTACGGCAAGGTCTCCACTGCCGCAGGGGCGCGGAACGTGATCCTAGAGGACCACTTCCGTATCGGTTCCTGCACCAAGTCGTTCACCGCAACCATGATCTTGCAGGCAGTTGATCGTGGCTTGTTGTCGTTGGATGACCCGCTGGAGAAGTTCCTTCCCGGCGTTCCGGGCGGCACCAAGATAACGGTCCGCCACATGATGTGTCTGCGGTCGGGTCTGTTTAACGAACAAACCGACCTCGGCATGATGATGCGCTACTTCCTGATGCCGACCTCTAACTGGACGGACGAAGAAACACTCGCGATCGTCAAACAGCACGAGCCGTCCTTTGAACCGGGCCAAGGTTGGGCGTACGTCAACTCCAACTACTTCCTGCTGGGGATGATTGTTTCGATCGTCAATGGCCGCCCCACACGTGATGTTCTGCAGACGGACATTCTTGATCCGTTGGGTTTGACGCAAACCAGTTGGCCCACCACCGCGAAGATGCCCGAACCGTATGCGAACGGGCACGCCTGGGCCACCGGTATTTTCGGTGGCGGGGCATGGCAGGACGCCACCGAAACCGGGCCGGGATATGCCAGCGCTGCCGGTGTCATGATTTCCACCGCCCACGATCTGCTGCTGTGGGCCAAGGAATTACGCGACGGAACTCTGCTGAGTCCTGAACTGCATGAGCTGAGAACAAAATGCTACTGGCCTGTCCCGTGGGGCAATGACGATCAGCTGACCTATTTCGGATACGGGCACGGCATGTTCGAGCTCGGCCAGTGGCGCGGCCACGGTGGGTCGTGGCGCGGCTACGAAGTCTCGGTCTACTACCTGCCGAACGGCACGTTGTTCGCGATGTGTGAGAACGCCCAGACCCCGACCGTTGAGGTTGAGGTGTCGATGATGTTCAAAATCGGCAAGTACCTGTACCCGGATTCTCTGACGGTCCCTGATTATCAGGCGAATCGAGTGTTCGGTATCCCGTCGAAAGCTTCGGTCGGTAAACCGATCGTCGGCAGTATTGATGTCAAGTTCGACAACAAGAGCACCGTGGGCACAAGCCAGGCGACGATCCCGGAATTCACGCTGGACCCCGAAGCGAACATTGTGTTCGCCTATATGGCAACGCAATCCGGCATAGACATGTCTGGGGTGACGGCGAAAATCGGTGGCGTCACCATGAACAAACTGCCGGTTATCTCCAATGGATCTAACCGGCTGGTGGTGTGGTGGCTGCTCGATCCCCCCACGGGGGCTAGGTCTATCAACCTGATCGGCACACCGTATGGATCGAACTATGCAACCGGTGCGGCATCCTACAAACTGGCCGCACCTGCAGGGATTGAAACACCCGTGATCACTCAGGGTTACAGCGCATCCCCATCGGTCAGTGCTTCCACCAATAGCCACGGCAGGATCGTCAACGCCTTCCTGTACGGGGGTCAGACCAGCGCCTACAACCAAACCGAGCGTGGACATTTGGATGCCGTCGCGTTCGGTGCCGGTCTGATATTCGGTGACGCCCCAGGCGGTTCGGTGACGTTCACCCAAACCCTCACAGCTGCCGCCCCATGGATCGGTATCGCGATCCCCATCGTCTCCAACGCGGAATAGGGAGAACCTTATGGTCAACGCTTTGTACGACAAGGCCCGAGAAGCATTCCTTAAGGGCGACCTCGATTGGGAAGTACATAACTTCAAAGTCTGCGGAGTGGACGCCACCTACACCCCCAATGTCGCAACCCATCAGTACCTTTCGGACCTCACGGGGATTGTGTGCACATCCTCCAACCTGTCCAGCAAGTCGTGGACTGCTGGTGTCGCTGACGCTGCTGATGTGGTATTCCCGACCGTCACGGGTGCAACGATCGTGCGCTGGATCATCTACCAAGACACCGGAACCGCGGGGACATCGCAGCTTGTCGCGTTATACGACACAGCATCCGGGTTGCCAACCATCCCCGATGGCACCAACATCACCGTCACCTGGGACAACGGGGCTAGTCGGATCTTCCGCATCTAGCTATGGCTGGTGTAACCGGCTGGTGGGCCGAAACATTCATCGAGACTACGGGCGCAACACTCACGCTCACTGGCGGGCGCCCACAGGTCACTGCAACGCAAGACAACCATATCTCCCCAACTCCGGCAGTCATAACCGTGACCGGCGGGCGACCAAGTGTGGACGGCCCGCCAATCCAACCCACTCCAGCCCAGCTCACGATTACCGGCGGGCAGCCAGGCATCAGGGTGGGCACCGTCGTTGCCCCAACAGCTGCCGGATTGACGATTACCGGCGGTACCCCATCGATTGTTCAGTCCCAGAACAACATAGTTTCCCCGGCTGGCGCATCGGTGACTATTACTGGTGGACGGCCCGTGGTGACTACGGGACCGATCGTGACACCTACCGCTGCGGCTGTGACCGTCACCGGGGGCACTCCGTCGCTCGCTGCACAGATAGCCCCGACGCCCGCCACTGTGACCATTACAGGCGGACGCCCATTGATAGATGTTCGGTACCCTCCACCTGCCGCGTCTCTGACCATCACGGGTGGACGCCCGGTTATCGATACGCGGGTGGCGCCCGCTGGGGCCTCTGTGACCATTACGGGCGGAACGCCTGTGGTCACAACCATCCACACCGTGTCCTTTGTTGGCGCCAATGGAAATGCGAGCAGTTCGGTCACTATCCCGACTCATCAAATCGGCGACTTGATTGTTCTGTTCGCGTACAACCCGTTCTCAACATCTGCTCCCACGAAGCCATCGGCGGGCGGCACGGTACCGGACTACACCTATATCGACAACGCCAACAGTGGTAGCGGCTCGGGCTGCGCTACCGCATATTTCAAGGCCACTGCGACCAACACAACGTCTGGTTCCTGGGGTAGCGCTTCACACATGATCGCGGTGGTGATACGGGATCAAAACGCATCCTCGCCGATCGGTGGTCATGCCCGAGCCGCTGGAACTGGCGCCTCATCCACTGCGCCGTCGGTGACATTGACCCACACAGACGGATCCTCGGTGCTGCTGCATTTCCATGGGCACGCCAGCTTGGGGGCGGGCGGATGGGATGCCGCGCCAGCGGGATACACGCGCCAGGCGTCATCTGGTTCTGCGTTCGGTTCGGCCTCTGCATTCAACACCAAGAACGTGACCACCACCGATGGATCTGTGGCTCAGACGGGTGGGCAGTCCGGCCAGAACTACGCGGCAGCAACCGTCGAAATCATCAACTAACGAAAGGACACCCCAATGACTGCAGGAACATGGACGTATCCCACTGCGGCTCGGAAGAACGTCATAGACGGCACGTTCGATGTGGACTCCGACACCTGGCGAGTTGCCCTGGTAACCGCTTCGTCCAATATTGGTGCATCAACCACCACATGGGCTGGTGTCACCAATGAAGTGGCGAACGGAAATGGTTACACCACAGGCGGTGTCGCTGTATCGCTCACCATCGGTGGAACGACCAGCCCGTCCGTAACTTTCGCCACCAACCCATCGTGGACTGCATCCGGCGGCAGTATCACGGCCCGCTACGCGGTTCTCTACGAGCTGGGCGGCAACGTGATGTGCTACGTGCTCTTAGACAAAACCCCTGCCGATGTGGTGACTACCAACGGCAACTCTCTCACGATTGATGGCGACGGAACTCCTTCACCGATCTACACGGTGACATTCGCTTAGCACTCTCACCTCCTTGTGGGCCTCGCTAGTGCGGGGTCTTTTTTAATGCCCGAAAGAGGTCGAATGTTATCTCAACTGCTGCGGTACCCCGCCTTCTACGCCGCTATCGGGTTGGCGGGGTTCGGGTTCGGGATGTGGCTCCGGCCCAAGCTCAAGCTGCAGACCGTATGGGTCAGCGCCTTGTATGGGCGTCCCGGCCTGGATCCACGCATAGGGGATATCTGATGAACTGGTTGCGCCGCAAGATCAATGAGTGGCTGGCCGCTATCTGGTGGTCGTACTGATGCCGCGGGTCGTGTATGGGAATTCGTTCTCCGAGAACGGGTGGCCCATGGTCAATTCCGAGGAGTGCACCTGGGTCACCGTGCCTGGCACGTCGGTTAGTCTGCAGATTCAGAACGGGCAGCCGTTGGCGATTCTGCGGGCATTCGCCGCGGACTTCAACGCCTACGTTGAACCGCTGCGTGACCCGGACTCGGCGTGCTGGACACCCACCAACTCGGTGTCAACATCCAACCACCTGAGTGGTACGGCATGCGATTTCAACTGGAACGATCACCCATTCCAGGTGAGCTACGCCGGATTCTCATCGAAAGAGACGGCAACAGTTCGTGAGCTGCTCGACTTCTACGAGCAGACCGTCTTCTGGGGGCAGGACTGGCAGTCCCCGAAAGATGCCATGCACTTTCAGGTCGGCTACAACACCTACCAGAATCCGCACACCGCGGACTTCATCGCCCGGAAGATCCGCGCCGACGGATTCTCTACCTTCCGGCGGAGTAACAAGCCGAATGGTGGCGCCCCCATCCTCGCCGCCGCTACCGGCCTGTCCGAGGCGCGTTCAGCCGAGATCCTGCCCGCAGTGTCCGATGGGCTCAAGGCCAGCCAGTGCACGAACGTCAATCGGATAGCGATGTGGCTGGCGCAGGTCGGGCACGAGTCGGTGAGCTTCAAGTACACCGAGGAGATTGCCAAGGGCGGGCGCTACGCGCCGTATATCGGGCGTACGTGGATACAGATCACATGGGACTACAACTATCGCGCATTCTCAGAATGGTGCTTTGAACGGGGTTTGGTGCCGACTAGGGACTACTTCGTTGTGAATTACCGGGAGCTGGCCGACTTGAAGTGGGCCGGCCTCGGCGCCTCTTGGTACTGGACCGAGCAGCGTCCAATGAACGCACTCACAGATGCCGGTGACAGCGCGACCTGGAAAGCGGGCTCAATCACCTACCGGGGCTTCGAAGCGGTCACCGCTGCCATCAACGGCGGCACCAACGGCCTGGCGGATCGCCGCGACCGATACAACCGCGCCCTACTTCAAGGCGAGGCGCTGCTGCAACTTCTCAATCAGGAGGAAGACGACATGTTTACCGACGACGACCGCAACCTTCTGCGGCAGGTGGCCGGAGTGCGGCGCCCGTCGCTCTCGCCGCTACGTCACCTCGATGAAGGCGATGTCAACACGTGCGCCGGGTTCGCATGGACAGCGGACGGACTAACCCACCCGCAGTTCGTGGCAATGGCCGCCAAGTACGGGCACATGGACAGCATCCGCCTCTTGGGTGAGGTGGCTGGAGCCGACCCCGTGAAGTACCCCGACCGGCAAGAGGACGCAGCCCTGGCCAAGGCGATCCTCGCCGATGTCTACGCCGCCAACCCCGCCGCCCTTCAGCGGTTCGTTGCTCAGAACGGAGCCTAGAAATGAAGTACACCCCTAACACGATCTTCCGTGCCGTTACGGCATTCGTGGTCGCATTCGGTGGCGCCGCCGCGACCGCCGCCCAGGGCGGCGATTTGGCCGCCATGGATATCGGTGGATGGCTGACTGCTATCGGCTCAGGACTCACGGCCGCAGGCGCGCTGTTTGTGCGCCCCTCAAAGGGCGGCGACCCCGTGGAGGCTGTAACCACGAGCCTGTCCGACGCGCTCGTTAAAGCTGATGAGGCCCGCAACCACATCGGATCTGTTATCGACGAAGCGCAGGGCAAGGTCAGCGATTTCGTCAGGACCACAACTGCTGCCATTGGGCAGGTTCAGCAGACGATCGGCGGTGTAGGCGCGGCCGGTGTAGGCGAGACCCTCGCGCTGCCCGACGACGCTGAAGCCATCATCAATGGGGTTATCCGGCGAGCTCAGAAGTGATCCTCACCCTCGGTTCTCACGGGGATGTAGTAGCGAGGTGGCAGCGGGTCATGTTGGCCCGCTTCGCCTCCTACGCCAAAGCTGCTGATGGGGGACCACTGAAGGTTGATTCGTATTTCGGGTACGACGACCAAGCTGTCCAGAAGGAATACCAGCGCCGCACTGGCCAAATCCAGAACGGTGAGGTTTCTCAGGCGGATCTGGTGAAGCTGGGCGTCACCCCAGTCCTGTTCACCGTCCAGGGAACTGGTGTGGACATGTGGACCGGTTACCCAGCCGACACCGCCAGAGCATGCTTAGACCTGTGTCATTGGCAGCCCATCGGAAACTACCCCGCCGATCCGTTCCCGATGTGGCGGTCCGTGCTGCAAGGCATCGCCGAATTACGCCTGCAGTTGCGCGACTACAACAACCGATACCCCGGATACCGCATCTGGCTAGCCGGGTACAGCCAGGGCGCGATCGTCACATCGTGGGTGTACAAGCACGACATCATGGACCCAAATGGCATGCTGCACGATCTGCTGCCCCAGGTGAAAAAGGGTGTCACGTGGGGAAACCCCATGCGCGAACTCCACAAGGCGAACGGAAACCTCCGCGCCGGCTGGGTAGTGCCGGACGGGCAAGGCATTCTGTACGACCGGCTGCAGGGCACCCCCGACTACTGGATGGACTTCGCACACGGAGCCAATAGCGAGTGGGGACGAGACCTGTACACCGACACCGAAGTTGGGCCACGCGGCGACAACGAATCGGCGATCTGCGACATCATCATGCAGCAGACGTTATGGAGCGGACCGATCTCTCTCGCCAAGCGATTCGCACATCTCGTAGCGGATCCGATAGAGGGTCTCCCGGCGGTTTTCGAGTCGATCTATGACGCGGGAATGTTCTTCGGAAGCGGCACAGCGCCGCACGTGAACTACGACCCACAACCCGCCATCGACTATCTGCGTGCCGCCTAGCCATTGCGGCTAAAGAGCGGCATTGTCACTGCTGGACAGTAGGATTGAAAACGGGACCGGGTGCGCTACCAACGCAACCCCTAAGCCACCCCTGCATCATATTCGGGGCATGGTGATGCTCTCCCGGTGTCTCATGCGGACAGCCCCCATCGACCAGATACCTGCAGCATGGATGAATTGCGCCGCACACGCACCCACGGTCACCTCTACGTGGCGTGATCTTGACCATCATCCGTCCAGTTGGACTCGCGCAGCCTGCACGTACTCATCGGCGACAAGCTTGTATACGAGCACACAGTCCTCATACCCGATCACAAATGCTCGCTCGGATAGGAACTGTATGCGCCCATGCGGTGCCGGTGGGTTAATCGGGCATCCATCGTGAATCCCGCCCACAACGTGTGTGTATTCCATACCTCAATTTTACGGAGGATGGGCGCATGGCGCGGTGTCTGTGAACCGCACTGGAACTTAACAACTGAATAGAGCCCTCGAAGCGCCCCATGAAAGGCGGTTCAAACAATGTCCATCCGGGATCTACTCACTGAGCGATCCAAGCCAAGGGCAGCGGTATGTACCACATGCCAATGGTTCGCAACTCAGCCAGAAGATGAGCAGGCTGCAGCCAAAGAATGGGCGGCGGCAGGCTTCTCCAGCGCGGAGTTGTGGCGCGGCATAAGGGAGTTGGGGTATCCATTGGGCGAGGCAGCATTACGCCGCCATTTCAAGGAATGTAGTTGAGTATCCGCGACAGCCTGAACAAGCGGCGTCCCGTGGCCGAGGAGTCGGCGCCGGAGCAGGCGAAGATGCGTGCGGAGTGGGACGGCACCGCAGGTTTTATTCAGACGGGCAAGGTCTCAGATGACTTCGACGAGCAGGACTTCGAGGGCATCCTTCGCGAGTTCGCCGACGAACTGCACTACGACCCAGCCAAGGTTGAGATAGCCGGTAACCCACAGGTCGTGGTGTGGGAGACAGGCTTCCGCAACAAAGATGGGGAGTGGGAGAAGCACAAGCACCACTCATGGCGCTATCACCTCGCTGTGCGGCGCTGGGCTGTCGACCTACCCGCCTTGTATGCGGAGGTCCGCAGAACCAAGCCGGTGCAGCCGAAGAAACCCACAGGTGAATCAACGGTTGTGGTGTGCTGGGCTGATATTCAGACCGGGAAGGTCGACCACCTCGGCGGTGTCAAAGAGCTGTTGCTGCGCCTTCAGGAAAAGCGGGAAAACCTGAATGCCTACCTGAAACGTTCAAGGTTCGATCGCATCATCATCGCGGACGTGGGTGACATTGTGGAGGGCTTCGACAATGTAACAGCCCAAACCCGCACCAACGGACTATCTCTCATGGATCAGGTCGAGGTCGCCGCCACGGAGTTCTGGAAGACCATCACCCTGTGCGCCAAGCATGCCCCCGTGGATGTGCTGTCCATCCCGTCCAATCACGGCCAGTGGCGGCGTGGAAAGGATCTGATCGGGAAGCCCACCGATGACTGGGGATTGGCTATTTCTAAGCGTCTTGAATGGCACAATAACCCCGACAACCAGGGCCCGAATCTGCCGGTAGAGTTCCACCGGCCGCCCGAGTGGTGCGAGACGCTGCAGTTCGATGTACGCGGCACCAGGTTGGGGTTGGCGCACGGCCACCAAGCCTCCGGTGCTGACCGGGTTAAGACGTGGTGGGAGAAGATGACCCACGGCGGCGTCATGGACTGCCACGTCCTGCTGACTGGACATTTCCACTACGCCAGCCTCCGGCCTCATGGGCGGGATCAAGTAACGGGTAAGGCGCGCTGGCACATCCAAGCCTCAACCCTGGATAACGGTTCAGCGTGGGTGATGAACAAGATGGGCGAAGACGGCGACCCGGCATTGACGGTGTTCCAGATCAACAACGACGGCTTCGACGTCCAGAGCTTTGCACTCCTTTGATACCCGCTGATACTTGGGAGCCGCTATGAGTGAACACCCTGACGAACTCATACAGAAGTACGTCGAAGCGATGGATCAAGAACCCGGCTGGCGGGTATCAGATTTCGTGCTCATGGTCGGTTTCGAGAGAGTCCAAGCGGACGGCACTATAGAGCACACCTACGGCGTGTACGAAGGTGAGAACCAATCACCCTGGGCCACACACGGTTTAGTCGCCAACGGTATAGAACACCTAGAACGAACTGAGTGACTACGGCTGGCTGTTCCAATGGGCTAGGTCTTCATCGTCGATCAGTGTGACGACGATCTGGGCGATCCGCTCATCACTCTCGTCAGTGCCGTAGTCCACGATCCACGCCCAGATGTCGTAGCCGCCGTCGCCGAATCCTGCCGAAAACTGCACCCCGGACCCGTACTTACTGAATAGGTTGTGACCACTACCGATTCCTGGATACTTGGCTGGGGCAAAAGCGGGGTCGGTGATCGCGGCCATGGCCGAGTCGACCGAGACGCCGCCGATGCGTTCCCATCGACCGTTGCGGCCCGGGGCTGGTGTTGGTGGTTGACCCATCCCTCAATTTTACGGCGCTACAGCAGTATCCACGGGGTCTAGGTAGTGAAAGGCCCCCGCGTAAGAGAGCTGAACGCGGGGGCCGATCCAACGATCCCCGGTTTCGGGTTTACGTCGGTTGCATTTGGCAGTGCGCTTCTGACTTTACTCCGCTTCTCCGACATCGCCGAGGTTTATCCACAGGGATGGTACGGATGCGCCAGCTCCAATGGCAGAACCGTACCGAAAGTGGTACGGAAGTGACTTCGCGAAGGGGTTCCCATGGCTTTACATCCATCTGATTGGGCGTGGATCACTATGGCTGCCGGGATCGTCGCCTACGAGATAGCTTGCCCACCCGGGGAACTTCTTAGTGACGCCACTACACGCTACGGGCAGTCCCACATGTTCCTCAGCTCCGCCGTGATCGGGGTAGTGGCAGTGCATCTGCTGCGCACCACCGGGCTGCTGCGGTTCATCCCCGAACAGCTCGACCTAATCCATCTATTGGCTTCACTGAAATGAGAGGACACCGCTATGTCTGCATGTGAGTTATCTAGGAGCACTGCGGCGGCGGGTACTTCGCGGTGAATGTCGCTGAAGTAGTCGGCTTGATCGCTGGCTCATCGCTCCTGTCCTCGCTTGGTGTCGCACTCCTTTCCCGTAAGAGCAACACCTTCTCCAAGTTCACCGAAGCATACGAAGCTCTTGCTGAACGTGTTACTGCCCTTGAGAAGAAACTCAAAGAGGTTGAACTCGCCTACTCCACTGAGCAGCAGCAGCACTCCGTGGCCAAGAATCTGCTCACAGTCGCGCTGCGCTACATCCGCGACGTCCTCGGATGGGGAGTGGGGGACCGCATACATCCGCTACCCGAACCGCCGCCGGAGCTGTTCCGGCACCTACAGCAGCCCGACGGTTAGACCCCGCTGTAGCCGCTGTGGCGCAGTAAAATTGAGACATGGACCAGCCCGTGTACTTCGACACGATGCTCGCCATCGCCGCTTTTCAACGGGCTAGCGACGAGGCGTCAAACTTCTGCCGCATCTGCTTTGGTCCACTCGACGAATGCCCCGGCCACAAGGGATACATGGAGATGTTCCGACCCGAGCCATATTCAGATGAAGAACTGGCAGAGTTCCGCGCCGATCGCGAGGTCCGGCTTCGGGGCCTAGAGCGTCGAGAGAAGGCCCTCGATGCGGCTGCGGTGAAGCTCGGCTACGAGGGCATCAATGACCTGGCAGAAAAGGTGCTCCCCAACTTTGACGATGAGTGATTCGCTAGCCGCTAGACCCCGCCGTTAGCGCTTACCGCCAATAGAATTGGGGTATGACAGCGGGGCAATGGTTTGGAACCGTTCTTATGATCGTGTTCGGAGTGTGGTTCGTTGGATTCAATATCCTCCTTTGGGTAGGCGACCGCATAGATAAACGGAACCGCGCCGAACTGGCAGACATCAGTCGGGACTTCGACGCGCTAGGCCCAAATCCGAGCCTTGAGGAGATGCAGCCAGCGCTAGATCGTCTCGCCGCCTACCGAATCAGGTTTGAGAACTGGCGCTCGCCCACCAGTAATCCGACCTGA